TTTGGGGGCCCTTATGGCTATGGGCTGGAGTGCAGACAACATTGCTTTCGGTATGGGTGGCGCCCTTCTACAGCAAATCGACCGAGACACACAACGATTCGCAATGAAGTGCTCAAGTGTCCAGGTCGATGGTAAATGGATTGATGTGCAAAAAGACCCTGTCACTGATAGTGGCAAAAAGTCTAAAGCAGGTCGTGTCCGTCTCTGGACTAACAGTGGTCGTGAATTCGCAAGTAGCGTAAATGCACCAACTGGTTGGACTGACAAAGGTATCGGTGGCTGGGTAGATGCATTGGAAACAGTGTACGAGAACGGCAAACTGATTCGCAACATGACTTTTGACGAAGTCCGAGCTAACTCTCGCAAATAAAGAAAGGGGCATTTGCCCTTTTCTTCTGACAAAAAATCAAATCGGTAGTATACTACACTTCTTAAATCGTTAAACACACACAAAGGTAATACATGGCATACTTTATGAAAAACGGCAATACATATCGCATTGCACGTAAAGAAGCATTGGACATCACAGAGCATTTGCCCGGTGGCAACTACACTGTTGGTAAGGATGAAATGACCGGCCAATTCTTCCTTGAACACATTGACAACTTCAACATCCCTTCTAAGATTTACGGTGATTGCTTGAAGCACACTGACCGTATTATCCGTACGTTCATGGCACGTGACAACTCTACTGGTGTCATGTTGACTGGTGAAAAGGGTTCTGGTAAAACTCTCTTGTCTAAGAACGTTTGTGCTGATTTGGCAGAACAAAATGTTCCAACAATCGTGATTAACGCTCCGTGGTGCGGCGACAAGTTCAATACATTCATTCAATCTATTGAGCAGCCTTGCGCTATCTTGTTTGATGAATTCGAGAAGGTGTATGATTCTGAACAACAAGAAATGATTTTGACATTGTTGGATGGTGTGTTCCCTTCTAAGAAGTTGTTCATGTTGACAACAAACGACAAGTGGCGTGTGGATCGTCACATGCGTAACCGCCCAGGTCGTATCTTCTACATGATTGACTTTAAAGGTGTTGATGCTAAATTCATTCGTGAATACTGCAACGACAACTTGGAAGCTAAGGATCAGATTGAACGTATCGTTTCTATCTCTACTTTGTTCTCTGAATTCAACTTTGATATGTTGAAGGCATTGTGCGAAGAAATGAATCGCTACAATGAATCTCCAGTTGACGCATTGAAGATGTTGAACGCTAAGCCAGAATTTGATGGTGGTACAACATACGAAATGAAAGTTGTTCACGAGGGTAAGGACGTTGAGTACAAAGATACATTCCGTGGCAACCCATTGAATGCTGATGGTGTTCAAGTTGGTTTCGATGCTGACCCAGAAGATGACTTGTCTGAGTACATCCACAAAACTTTCACAGCTAACACTTTGGTGACTGTGAAAGACGGTAACTTTATCTTTGAAGATAAGGGCACCCGTGTTACACTGACACGCAAAATCGAGAAGCAACCCCACTACTGGGATGCATTCTGAAACTGAAAGTATTCAGTTTAAAAAGAGTACGAAAGTACTCTTTTTTTGTGGCTAAAAAGGTTGACAATAAATGGGTTTGGGTATATAATATATCTCATAGACAGTTAAGAAACGGAGCAAAAAATGGAACTCTCGATTGGTACAAAGATTCTCTATACATCTGCCGCAGGTGTTCGTGAAGCTACTATTGACAATATCAAAGTCGGACCCACATCAAAGCCCGGTTTCTTGAACACTTGGTTGACACTTGACATTCCTGTTCAGAAGGGTGTCAAATTTAATACTAAAGTTCAAATCCCCGCTGATGACACTTCACTCAAGGCTTTTCGTGTCGAGCTAGTCTAAAAGGTTGACAATAAATGGGTTTGGGTATATAATATATCTCATAGACAGTTAAGAAAAGGAATCAAAATGTCGTTCGAAAAAGAAGTTCTCGCTAAAGTAGCAACTATCCTCAAAGACGAAAATTCTGCTAGTTTCTTCTGCGGTTCATTGACAGTGATTTGTGATGAACGTCAAGCCCGTTCTATCTGGCACAAACTGTTCAAAGACTACAACGGTAAAGTTCAAATTCATCGTGATGGTTCTTACGGTTACATTTACGACTTTACAGCATGATTGACGTACAAAAACACAATCGCAAGTACAAGCGTGACCAAATCATCTTCTGGATCATCATGTTCTTGCCCGCAATCTTCGGTATCATCAAACACTTTTTTGCTTAAGGATTCAAAATGTCTCTCACTCCCCTCACTGAACGTCAAAAAACTCTGATTGTTTCTAACGTTGTCAAAGCATGTAAAGATATTACCTTGCTCAACAAACAAGGTTACAAATTTTTGCATCTTGCAAACGGTTTCATTGCTCATTATGACATGTACGGTTTCATTGATTTTTATTCAGGCTGTGTATCGTTGAAGAATGACATTATCGGCTTTGCTGGTTCTAATCAATGGAACAACTTTCGCCCAGGTGAACGTGACTATGAATACTACATGGCTAAGAAAGACGTTTACAATCGTATTCTCTCGGAGATTATGTAATGTCACAAAAAATTGTGTATGACGGTTTGACTCGCAACCAAATGATTAACCGCATCCATATGGAGACTGATACATCCAGCTGGTGCTATAAATCTAATGACGAGGAATTGACTAAAGGATATATTGAAGTGTTCGGTAAGCCAATGGACGAACGTACTAAGTTGATTCTTGAGGTCGCTAGTGTTGCACAACAAGCTATCGACAACGGCAATGATATTGTCAAAACTGTAAAACAGCGTTACGGAGTTTAAGATGCCTGGTTTCATTGATGTATCTGGGATGACTAGCGAAGAGGTTCGCCGTCTCGGTCATGCTGATGACTATGACGAGGAAACTAACCAACACCAAGCACGTGCGTACAGTACATATCGCAATACGGCAAAAATCAAAAAGCCCTTATTCAGTTACGATGCTGATAAAGTTTGGGGTGCGGCTGTAGTTGCTTATCGCACTAACGGTGGTTATGTAAAAGCACTTGCACCTGCACACCCTGCAGTTCCTACTCGACAAACCAATCGTCAAATCGTTGAGGTATTGTTGTCTACTAATTCTATTATTCCTGAAGCTGACATTGAGGAAGGTAGTAAGATTCGTCAATATTTCAAGGGTCTGACATTCAAAGTTATTGAGGGTAAGACACTTACTCCATTCTTGACTCAAGCAATGAACCTTGCTAGTAATGAATTTATCACTGACAATCTTGGTGTAGGCACAATCGCAAGTTTGCCTGCAACATACGAAAAGATGACCGAGCGTGATTCGGTTGCTAATCGAATCAAATGGGCACGAGGTGGTTTCATTGGTCAAGTGGGTGACAATACTACTCAAACGATTGAGATTATCAAGGAGATGTGGTCTAGCAACTACAATTGCATGTACTATACGGGCATCACTGATAACGACCAAGTGTTGTTTTTTAGTCACAAAGGCAACTTGATGGTCAATTCTCGTGTTACAATAGAGGGCAAAGTAAAAAGCCATCGTGACAATTCAACTCAACTTTCACACGTAAAGGTAATCAAATGAAAACATTTATTCTTGGAACAATCTTTGGTATCGTAGTCGCTACAGTGGGCTTCTCGGGCATTGCTAAAATGCTAGACAATGGCGTAGAGAAAACTAAAGCTATTGCAGTTGAAAGTTCAAAATGACAAAGCGTAAAATCATCACTGAGAAGGTGAGTTATTCTTCTACTTATGAGTTTGAAGGTTCATTGCAAAGCGTCCTAGAGCGTGTCCAAGAACTTATCAAAGAGCATGGACCCGAAGCATGGCTTGACTACAACCCACATTACTACTATGATTACGACAACGAGCCAAGCCCTCGTTATGAAATTTACATTAAGCGTGAAGAAACTGATGACGAGGTTAAACTGCGTGTATTGTCCGAAGCGGAAGAAAAACGTAAACGTGAAGATGTTGAACGCAAAGAGTTTGAACGACTAAGCAAAAAGTTTGGAGCAAAGTAATGGACAAGTGGTTCTATATTCTTATGATTGCACTTGTTGCAGGAATGTTCTCTCCTGTCGTAGTGTCCGAGCATTCAAAAAGTAACTGCAAGATAGAAGCTATCAAAGCAGGTATGCCAGCTGACGACATTCTGAAATTGTGTAAGTGAAATTCAAACGTAAACAAGTAGAGGATAAGATGGGACTAGATATGTACGCATACGTTGGTCGTCCGGGTCAACGTGCTGAATTTTATGAACAGGATAACCTTGAGTATGATTCAAAAACAGGTGATTGGATTGTTCCTGAAGGCGGCGTCACTAAGCCGATTGAAATAGCTTACTGGCGTAAGCATCCTAGCTTGCATGGCTGGATGAATCAACTCTGGATTCAACGAGGTCGTCCAGGACAAGATCCGAACTATCCTGAGTTCAATGGCGTTGAACTTGAATTGAGTTGGGAAGATATTGACGACTTAGAACGTGCTGTACGTACAGGTAACTTGCCCTTCACTGAAGGTTTCTTCTTTGGTAAACCCTCTGACAATGTTTACTTTGAAGAGGATTTGAAATTTTGCACTGAGGCTAAGGCAGAAATCTTTTTGGGTTTCAAGGTGTTCTACAATTCAAGCTGGTGATGACTAAGTTACGTGTTGACATTCGTCCATACTTCCCGCATATAGCTAACTACTATTGGGACAATATGGACCCGTCAATTGATGGTAGCATTTGGGATTGGCTCAAGCGTGATTATGATATCATCAAAATCGGAACTATCGGGAACAAGAAAGAACTATGGGTTCACTTCCCTGATAACAAAATGTTGATGTGGTTTAAGTTGAGGTGGGAATGAAAGTTAATCTATTGAATCATTGGTTCAAACTCAAAGTTCCAGTTGAGAACCACATTGACCTGATTCAAGATGCTTGGTATTATGATAAGGAGAGACGATATAGTAGTCTTTGGGGCTGGCTCAATGATAAATTTGATGTTGGGCAATACTACAATTGGAAAGAGGGAAGAAACTATTTGTGTTTCAATGATGAAAAACACTATATGATGTTCCTACTAAAATTGTAACTAAAGTACTCATTTTAAAACGGTTGACAATAAATGGGTTTGGGTATATAATATATCTCATAGACAGTTAAGAAAAGGACTCGAAATGACCAAAATGTATAGTTTTACCCCCAAGTTCTTTATCTACTTGTTTGGTGGTCTTGCTTTGTTCTTTGTCGGTACATTGTTTCTTTGCGCTGTCAATGATGCTATGGCTACTAAAACGGTGCTAGAAACTTTCCCAGGCACTAAGTCAGTGTGTACTCACCAAGAGTACAACTATAGTGTTAAACACACAGTTTGCAAAACTTACGCTACTGTCCCTGCTACTTGTAAGAAAACTGAAACAGTTGGTCCCATCTTTGACCCTTATGTGAATACAGATTGTAACTAAACCGGTTGACAATAAATCGTTTTGGGTATATAATACTTGTATTGATTGATTAAAGGAGCATGTATGCAAGGTTTCACTGAGTATGTTTTGAGTTTCTATGGTCCCGACAGCGAAATCTACCCTGAGTTGGGTTTCACTGAACTCCAAGTTGAAATTGCTACTGCTATCTACAAGATGCGCCTTGACGCAAAAGGTGAAGAATTTTGCGGTGACACTGTTGACCGCGAAAACGTCCGTGACATTATCTTAGAAGCACGCCAATCTGTCTTGCCCGAATTTGCAAAAGTTTAAAAGGAATCAACATGTTTAACGCAAAACAAACCCGCTTGATGAACACTTTGGGCATCGTTAGTGATGCAGACCGCGAAATGATGTACGAAGGATATTGTGAGGTTGCCTGTGAAATGTCAGCCGAAGGTATGAACGCTGGAACATTCACCGATTACTTGGAGCGCAAGGTTGCGTTTGCTAAGTTCATTGCCGATCGCAATGCGAAAAAAGCCCTCAAAGACTTGGCTTGACAATAATCTATCACAGTGTTATACTATAAGCATATTTTGAAAGGATTGTAATGTCAGCAAGTTGGATCAATAAATTGAATGAGTCAGATGGTCGTCTTCACAAAGAGGATGTACTCAAGCAGGCACTAGAAGCTAGCATCCTAGGTTCAACTAATAGTCAAATTTTCTTGGGCTTTCTCAAAGCCTGCTACAATCCCTACGTGACATTCGGTGTCAAACAAATCCCAGAATCAGTTGGCATCACTGGTGCTGAGAATCCTTGGGATGAATTCAATACTCTTATGGTTGACTTGTCACAGCGCAAGTTGTCTGGTCACGCCGCACGTGATGCTATCGAAGCAATGATGGAACGTTTTGATAGTGAAGAATGGAACACATTCTTAGCTCCTGTACTACGCAGAGACATGCGGGCAGGCATTAGTTCTACTACAATCAATAAAATCTGCAAGAAAACAGACTATGAAATCCCAGTGTTCGGTTGTCAACTAGCAACTAACTCAGAGGGTCGTCCCGAAATGAAAGGCATCAAACGCCTTGAGCCTAAACTAGATGGTGTTCGTGCGTTGTTCATGGTCATCCCCGCTGATGACGGCGAGGTGAACGTGATTTGTTTTAGTCGCAACGGTAAAGTATTCGATAACTTTACTCATATCGAAGAACAAATCCAGAAAAGTTTTGTGAAGATTGTTCGTGCTTGTAACGGCGTGGATCAAGGTCGTAGTCTCGTTAATGGTTTCGTACTTGACGGCGAAGTTATCGGTAACAGTTTCCAAGAACTCATGCGACAAGCACGCCGCAAATCAGATGTACAGGCAGACGATTCTGTTCTTAACGTATTTGACATTGTTCCGCTAGATGACTTCCGTCGAGGTTATTGGAATGCTCAACTATCTAAGCGAATCAAATTGCTTGATGCAATGCGCCCCGTGATTGACAATTTGCCTAACGTTGAATTGTTGCCTCACATCATGGTTGACTTAGATACAGCCGCAGGTCGTGACCAACTTGAACGTTATGCTAAGGACAATGTTAACGCAGGGTTCGAAGGCATTATGATTAAAGAAATGGAAGCTCCATATCAGTGCAAGCGTAGCACAGATTGGATGAAGTGGAAGCCTACAATCACAGTTGACTTGGAGGTTATCGGTGTTGAAGAAGGTACGGGACGTAATATTGGACGTTTGGGTGCGCTTGTATGTAACGGCATTGATGATGGTAAAGAGATTACTGTCAACGTTGGATCAGGTTTCAGTGATGCAGACCGTGATGATTATTGGGCTAACTCTAACAGCGTTGTTGGTCGTACTGCCGAAATCTTGTGCGATGTGATTACACAAAACCAAGATGGTACTTACAGTTTAAGATTCCCTCGCTTTGTGAGATTTAGGGATGACAAGTAACGCTGGTCCCATAATCAGTAACTTAACCTATAACATAGTACAGGATCCTGACCCAGCAAAACTGGTAACTAAAGTAAATACCCTTCTACTTGCCGGTTGGTTTCTAATCGGGGGCTTGGGATATGGAGATGGGCTCTATATGCAAGCAATGGGTATTAGATTAGAAGATTTTAACGGGAAACTACTATGAACAACAAAATTGAAGAATTGAAAAAACAATGTACAGTCGATAAGTACTGGGACGGTGAGAAAGAACTTTGGGTACACAAACACGTTGACTTGGATAAATTTGCTCAGTCGATTATCAATGAATGTGCAGGAGCTATTGTAAAAGAAGTGAATAACTGGCAACAGTTAGCACCTTTCAATAACATTATTAAACAACGAGGCGTTCACGCCATCAAACAACACTTTGGATTATGATCCCATACACTGACTACGAAAAACTCATGCTACTTGAAGAAATTGAGCGAGGGGATAAAGTTGTTATCCCAACGAGTATTGAACATGCTGAGTTTATGTTGATGGTGGCAAATGCCTATATCAAGGAACACAAAAAAGAAATGTGGAGTAACTTGACACAATGAACGAAAAAATTAAAGAACTCTTTAAAAGAGCAGGTGGTAAAACATCTATTCATAATTTAATGAGTAACCCAATGCAACAACGAGAGTATAGTGAGCTATGGGATGACAATATTCAAAAGTTCGCTGAGTTGATTGTTCAGGAATGTGCCTCGGTAGCATATAAAACAGCATGGGATGATTTAACTCTCGGTTATGGGATAGGTGTTATTCCACTACACATTAGCAATACGATTAAAGAACATTTCGGAGTTGAAGAATGAAAACAAAAACAGTTGAAGCATTTGATTGGCAAGAAGATGTTGAGCCAGAACTTCTTAAAAATCTAAACGAACTACTTGTTGCTAAAGGTCATGAACCAGCCCATGACTTACATGGTGGTGCGTTTCTGGATGGTAAGTGGGTAGGCATTAGTGAAACCCGAGACTATCGTAACTACTGGCATGCTTACATTGAATTGTGGGGTGAAAAACTTCACAATGATAGTTACCAAACAATGTGGTTCCCGGCGCATGACGATGATGAAGAATGGGAATACTGTCGTGACCGCCTTCGTGAATGGTCAGCTAGTCCAACTAATGGACACAAACATGTTGATCCTAACTGGACAGATGATTTGGTAACTTCTATGCGTAAAGTTGTTAAAGACCATTTCCCATACGATGAACGAGTTGTATTCTGGTGGTGCTGGTAATGAGTTGTAATCACCAAAGAACAAAAAGTACTTGGGTAGATGATGACGAATGGTCACCAAATGATGGCGGGTCAACAGGTTATTGGCAATACGAAACTGTTCAAACAACAGTGGACATTGACCTACATCGTTACAAGTGTACACAATGCGGTGAAGTGATGTACTACTCTGGTCGTGCTAGGGAGTACTATGAAGACGGTAAGAAGTTTGATTGGATCAAAGGATTGGATAAATGAACTACGAAGTATTATTGTTAATCTGCTTAGTCTACATTATTCCTATAGTGATAATCTATAGGCGTTTTGTAAGAGAGAATGAACGTATTGAGGAAGTTTACCGAAAGAGTAAACATTAATTCAGTTTTGTTGTATAATGTGTTTTTAACTTAAAGGAACTTAAATGTTTTCTATCTTGTTTTTCGTAATCCTCGGTATTATCGCAGGTGCTGCTGTTGCGGTTCTTTTGAATCAGAAGGCACTGGGCACGTTGACAACTATTTGTATTATTACATTTGGTTTTGTGTTCAGTTCAGTTGTAATTGTGCCCGCAGGTCATCGTGGCGTACAAGTAACAATGGGTACCGTTAACCCAACATCACTTGATAGTGGTTGGCAGTTTATTAACCCAATCTCAAGTGTTAAAGAAGTTAACGTACAGATTCAACGTGCAACGTATGAGGGTGCGGCAGCGGGTACTAAAGACTTGCAACAAGTTCACACTGACATTGTTGCAAACTATCACTTGAGTCCAGACAAGGTTGCACTTATCTATCGTGACTTTGGTCTTAATGTGATTGATAAAGTTCTTGGTCCGGCTATGAACGAATCATTCAAATCTGTAACTGGTCACTATACAAGTGAAGAATTGATTACAAAGCGTGACGAAGTTTCACAAGCTGTCTTGGCACAAGTACGAGCCAAAGTAGCACAGTTCGACATTAACATTGATAACGTGAGTTTGGTGAACTTTGGATTCAGTAATGAATATCAAAAGGCTATTGAGCAAAAGGTTATTGCTACACAGCAAAAGCAAAAAGCCGAGCAAGACTTGCAACGTATTGAAGTTGAAGCTAAGTCTCGTATCGCACAAGCTGAAGGTGAAGCTAAAGCTATCGCAATTCAAGCACAAGCGATTCAAAGTCAAGGTGGTCAAGCATACGTACAGTTGCAATGGATCGAAAAGTGGAATGGTCAGATGCCTAACACAGTTGTGAATGGTTCTCAAGGCATGATGCTTAACTTGGGTAAGTAATGTCATCTGGACTATATCTGTTCGGCGTATCAGCGATGTATTTCATCGCTGGTATGTTTAATATTTTCATCTACAAGTATGACCAAAATGGATTGCTACCAATAGCATATATTGTTATACTAAGTCTACCACTATTCATACCACAGTTAGCAAGAATGTTCAATATGGAATCAATCAATATTTTCAATCTCTTTAAAAAGAAAGAGGTAATAGAGGATGAACCTAGTAATGTAGTTCAGTTTCCTAAACCAAAAGCTCCATTAGAACTAGTAAAACCAGCATCACGTGAGTGTTATCGTATTGGTTACGATGAACATGCCGAAATGGTGTCTCTTACATTGTTGACTGACGGCGGTGGTTCTGTGACAATGCGTATGAACTATGCGGCTGCACAGCAAATGATTAAAATGATTAACACTGCGTTTCCTGAATACGACCCTGAGTTAGACGAAAGCAACAAATGAATATTTACTTAGACATGGATGACGTAGTAGCTGATTGGCTAGTTTACGCACAAGATTTTCTAAAGATGCGTTGGGATGAAGCAAAAGGCGAACGCATCCCACAAGCTGATTGGGACAGATTAAAAGAGAATGCACGATTCTATCGTGAATTGCCAATTAAGCCAGGCGCACATGAGTTAGTTAACTGGTGTCGTACATACTGTGCAAAGACAGGTGCGAACTTATATTTTCTTACAGCACTGCCCCATGACTATTCAGCACCCTATGCGGCATATGACAAAGTTCATTGGGGTGATAAGAACTTTCCGGGCATTCCTGTGTTCTTTGGACCTTTCAGCCATGACAAATATCGTTACTGTAAAAGCCCAGAAGATATTTTGATTGACGACCGTCATTCAAATTGTCACGAATGGAAAGCAGCCGGTGGTCGTAGTCATATCTACACTACATGGGAAAATTGCAAGCCTTGGTTAGAACAAACACTAGGAGAATGAAATGGTAACAATCGTCAAACATGAGTGGCACAGTCATGACCGTCAATATGCAGTAGAGCTTGATGAAGCATTGTTGGCAGAAATCTATCCTGATATGGAGAACGATGAAATTGATGCACTACTGAAAGAGATTGAAAACGGTAATGTATCAGTTGAAGATGTTATCAATGATGCATGGGAAAACAATGTTGACATTGATTGGGATTTTCAGTACGATGATTGTTGGACTGACCGCAAAGGTGGTTACGAAGTTACTTACGAACTAGGTGACGAAGATAGTTGGCACACAGAACCAGAAGAACCACCGGCAACACACAAATGTACAAAGTGTCGTTGGGAAGGTAAATCATGGGAAACTCGCACAACGTATGTAAATGAACAAGGCGAAGCATTACCTGATGACTGTGACGATTGGCATGATACAAAAGATGTTTGTCCAATGTGCGACAGTGCTATCGGATTAACTGAATACGGTCAACAAGAACAAGAAGAACGTGCAAAACGTATGGCTGAAATTGATGCCATGTTCGCAGACGAGGAAGAGAATGAGTGACTTAGTAGGTAAGAGTTTTACATTTGATGACGATAGTAAAATTGAAGTCATTCAAGTAAAAAAGCGTGAGGAGAACACTACTATAGTAGAGGTAGTAACTTACAATATCTCACAAGGAAGAAGTTTACCAAGGAAGTTGGTGATGGAAAAAAGTCTTTTCATTCAACACTTTGGTCATCTGTTCAAAGAGTAAAGATAAATATCAAGATGTTCCGTAAATTATTTTCATTAAGTAATGGTGCTCTATTCGTAGCACTTGCGTTAAGTACTATTGCCGCATGGTATAGTATTGTAGGTTTGACCGCTATCTTTGCAGGTGCGGTTGTCCCCATTATCATTATGGGTACTGCACTTGAGTTTGCAAAGATTACAACTACAGTGTGGCTACGCAAGTACTGGCATCGTTGCTCAATCATTATGAAGATATATCTTGTGCCTGCAGTTGTAGCACTTGCAGTACTAACAAGTATGGGCATCTTTGGATTCTTATCGAAGGCTCACTTAGACCAGAACATTGGTTCAGGTGATGTGCAGGCGCAAGTGTCCTTGCTTGACGAAAAGATTGCTACTCAGCGTGAAACCATTCGTTCAAGTAAAGCTATGTTGGCTCAGATGGATCAACAAGTTAACGACATTATGACTAAGGGCGACAGTGAAAAGTCAGTTGAACGTTCGGTTGTGATTCGTAAACAACAAGCCAAAGAACGTGCTAGTTTGCAGAAAGATATCGAAGTTGCTAACAAAGAGATTCAAAAGTTAAACGAAGAACGTGCTCCTATCGCCAGCGAAATGCGTAAGGTAGAGGCAGAAGTCGGCCCTATCAAATATATTGCTGCATTGATTTACGGAGACAATCCTGATGCGAATGTATTAGAACGTGCTGTTCGTTGGGTTATTATCTTACTAGTTGTCGTATTCGATCCTCTTGCTATCATGCTTGTATTGGCAGCTAACCAGTCAAAAGATTGGGACGAGAATGATGACGTAGAACAAGAAAACAAACTACGTGAACAAGTTGAGCATGAACAGGTAATGGCTGACATTCAACCTATCTATGTTACTGATGTGGGTGAGAAGCCCACACCGGAAGAATTAAAAGAGATTGAAGAAGATTTCACAGATATCAATCACGAGTTAGCAGAGGCAGCAGTTGTTAATGAGACAATTATTGAAGAACCAAAAGTCGAAGAACCAATTGATGAACTATCTGTTTTCGAAAAGCATCCATACCTGAACACACCGTTTGTTCACTTCACTGACATGAAACCGTTAGTAAGTCGTATTGAAGAACCAAAGTATGAACAAGATGATGGTCCTCTCACCGAAGAACAAGTTGAACAACTTAAAGAATCAGTTGAACTATTCAAAGAAAGATTAGTCGAAGAGGATCAGGCAGCTATGTCTATCGTTCCTCCTGAAGAATTGGCTATTGAAACTCGACCATTCACTGAGGAAGAAGTAAAAGCACTAGATGAACCTACAATTCTTACATTGGGTGTTGATGACGTTGAACGCCCAGGTGACTATGTTACTCCACCTGTCATTGAAACAGTAGTTGAAGAAGTCAAGCAAGATGACACTCCTGCATTCGAAGGTGTTAAGGTTGGTGATGAATGGGTTCAGACCGGTCCTGCATTACCAGAAGAAAAACCAAAACCTGCCCCAGCAATTCTTCCAACTACCCCATACAAAAAGCTAGCAGGTGGCTATGTTGAATTTGAAGGCAAGCGTATGCATGAGCGTGTGTTGCGTGATACACGTCCTGACTTGTTTTTGAAAGAAGACAATCCAAGAAGTATAGCAATCACATTCGGTGCAGGCTTACCCAATCAAGCTAATTTGGGCGACATGCACATCAGCACCGACGCATTGCCTCATAATGTATTCAAGTTCAACGGAACGAAATGGGTACAAATTAATAAGTTAGTTTCTAGTTCTTACTTAGGTAATACTGAATACTTACAACATCTAATGGACAAGATTAGCACAGGAGAGTATGATCCTGAGCATTTGACAGACGCAGAGCAAGACGCAATCACCGCCCTTATCAACAAGGCTTGACAATAAATGGTGAAGGTAGTATACTATCTTCATTGTTTAACTAAATGAGGTTCTCCATGAAATTTCGTAATACTCTTTTGCTTGCCAGTGTGCTAGCATTGACAGCATGTAGTAGCATGAATGGTAGCAAGGGTCCAATCGCTGACCAGAAACTGTCAACCAGTTTCGTAAGTGAGAAAATTAAAATCGAAACCAAGTGTTCATGGTTCGGTATGGGTTCTGATTGTCAACTAGTCGCAATCGAATCGACAGGCACAGCAGTGTCATTCGGTGGTACAGCTAACAACCGTCGCATCGCATTGAAGCGAGCCGAAATGCAAGCTAACGTTAATGTGTCCGAATTCTTGAGTAAGGAAGTGTCTAGCAATCGTGTGAACGAAACAATTGCCAAGAACATTGAAAAGGCTACTGACCGAGTTCGTTCAGGTAAAGCAGATGGTAGCACAGTTGAAATGACTGACCAAGAAGCTAAGAACATTAGCCTACAAGAAAATCAAAATCACACAGCAGTCCAATTGACTGAAACCATTCGCACAAGCTCACGTGCGATTCTGAAAGGTTTCGTCAAGATTAAGGAAGAAGTCGTAGGCGATCAAGAGGTTGCAGTGACTATTCGTTGGGATGCTCAATCTGAATCTGCCCGCAATCAACTTGCACGTAGAATGCAATGAAATATTTGATTGTAATAGCCATGCTGTTTCTTACAGCATGTGCTAGCACACCGCAAACTAAAACATCAGGCTCTATATACGAACCCAAATCATATCGTGTGATTGGTAACGGTCGTACTTATGACGAGGCAAAGAACGATGGATTCAACAGTGCAATTGAGTTTGCAGTTGGGTTCGTTATTCTAAGCGACAAAGAAGCAAAGAACGACCGACTAGTGCGTGACGATATTGCTAAACATTCAGCAGGTTACATTGATAACTACCACATTGTTGATGAAATGAAATCAAGTCGTGGTTACACATTGGTAATGGATGTTGATGTTAAGAGTAGCAAGATTGCCGAGCGCATGTTAAATCGTGGCAAGTCAGAAGGTGTCGTTGAAGGTGAAAAGCTAGCTGACCAATACAACTCTTACCTCAGTGAGCGTAAGACCGGTGACAGATTCATTAAGAATGTGTTATCTTCATACCCAAACAATGCTTACAATGTTGAACAAGGCAAGGTTAACTTCATGCTAGATGCGAATCGCAATTCTATCATCATTGTGCCCTATACCGTACGTTGGAATTATGAATGGGTCGTTGCATTGCGTGAATCATTGGGTGTCTTACAAGACGGTGATAACAGGAGTGGTGATAAAATCACAGTTACATCAAGGAAACCGGGTGCATGGACAGGCGAGACGAGTGAATTTAACTTTGATGATTCTATTAGAGTTGGACAGGTCGTTGATGTATTGAGTGTGCGTACATACGTATTGGTAAAAATTGTGAACCGCGATGGTGCTACTGTCTACACTGGCTGTTTTAATGGTTTGGATCAAAATATGAAGCCAAACTATAAGTTTAGCCGAAGTCGTGCAGTGCTAGGGCACGAAACAATGTATAATGAAGCACACATTCCAGTGGCAGTCGGAAGCACATTGCATCGCAGTTTGCAAACTATGGATAGAGTAGAAACGTCCGTGATTGATGCAACCAAATCACGTACAGCATGTCACGAAAAAGCAGATTAAACAAAACGGGGATAAGTAATACATGACCGATGAAACCAAATCATTAAAATACTGTCACTTTTGCGGTAACAGTAAAGAGAGTGTTAAGAAACTCATTGTTGGTAACGATGTTGCCATTTGTAATGAGTGTGTTGACCTTTGCAAAGGATTGATTGATGATGAATCTTTTGATGCAGTAGAGACAACTCCACAACAAGATCCACAGTCAATCAAAGAGTACTTGGATCAACACATCATTGGTCAAGATGACGCTAAAATGGTATTGAGTGTCGCTATCTCAAATCACTATAAGCGTATCAATCATCCACCTACAGACTTAGAGATTCAAAAGGGTAACGTTCTTATCGTAGGACCCACTGGTTCAGGTAAAACATTACTTGCAAAGACAGCGGCTAAGTATCTTAAAGTTCCTTTTGTAGTCGCAGACGCTACAAGTTTAACCGAAGCCGGTTATGTAGGTGATGACGTTGAATCAATGGTAACTATGTTGATTAACGCCGCAAATGGTGATATCAAACTAGCAGAGCGCGGTATCATTTTCGTTGACGAAATCGACAAAATCGCACGTAAGGGCGAATCAACTTCTATTACACGTGACGTATCAGGTGAGGGTGTTCAACAAGCGTTGCTAAAACTTGTTGAGGGCACAACTATCCGTGTCCCTAAAGAAGCAGGACGCAAGCATCCAGGTAATGAAATGAATGAAATCAACACGAAAGACATTCTATTCATTGCAGGTGGTGCGTTTGTTGGGTTGAAAGACGTTATCGCTAATCGAATGAACGGTACAAGCATTGGTTTCAATGCTAGCGTCAAGGATACTAAGGTCGAGGGCGAACTGAAAGAAGTATCACCTGACGACTTGACTAAGTTTGGTATGATTCCCGAGTTCATCGGACGTTTCACAACTACAGTTAGTATCAGTGAACTATCAAAAGAGCAGTTGATTCACATCCTAACCGATGTTAAGAACAACTATATCAGTCAGTACAAGTACTTGCTAAGTCTAGATGGGCTTGAATTGTCTTTCACAGAGGATGCGCTAGACCAAATCGCTGAAAATACTCTAGCATTGAAGACAGGAGCACGTGGATTACACACTGAGATTGAGCGTGTGTTGATGTGTCACATGTATCATACTAGAGAATACAAAGAAAATAACATTACCAAGCTAAATATAGACAGAGATTTAGTTTTGGAGCCGAGACCAACATATGAGCAGAAAAGGAAGACGGGTACAGGTAACTGACGGCAACGTTGAAAAGGCGTTACGTAAGTTCAAGAAAAAGATTACTGAGCAAGGATTGCTTCAGGAAGTCCGTGACCGTCAGGAATATGTAAAGCCCACAACACAGCGTAAACTCGACAAGAGTAAAGCTAAAAGTCGTTGGAAGAAACACTTGCGTAGTCAGCAACTTCCACCAAAACTCTATTAACCCAATAATATACAAATATTTTGCACAATCGTGTAAAATATATAAATACAATGTAGATGCTTAACAGGTCTACATTTATAATCTTGCTTTTTTAAAGGAGAACACAATGAGCAAAGTCATCGGTATCGACTTGGGTACCACAAATTCATGCGTAGCCGTTATCGAAAACGGAATCCCCAAAGTAATTGAAAACTCAGAAGGTGCTAGAACAACACCCTCAATCGTTGCCTACGCAAACGATGAAATCTTGGTAGGTGCAGCCGCAAAACGCCAAGCAGTTACAAACCCAAAGAATACAGTATACGCCGCAAAGCGTTTAATCGGTCGTAAGTATGCCGAAGAAGCTGTACAAAAAGACATTGACTTGATGCCATACAAAATCGTTAAGAATGATAACGGTGATGCATGGGTTCAAGTAAACGAAGATAAGTTAGCACCCCCACAGATTAGTGCCGAAGTCTTGCGTAAGATGAAGAAGACCGCAGAGGACTATCTAGGTCATGAAGTCACACAAGCTGTTATTACAGTTCCTGCGTACTTCAATGATAGTCAACGTCAAGCAACGAAAGATGCTGGTCGTATTGCAGGTCTAGAAGTTTTACGTATCATTAACGAGCCCACAGCTGCCGCTCTAGCATACGGCGTGGATAAACAAGATAAAAAGGATCGCAAGGTCGCAGTGTATGACTTAGGTGGTGGTACGTTTGACGTATCTATCATTGAGTTAGCGGACGTTGATGGTGACAAGCAAATTGAAGTACTTAGTACCAATGGCGACACTTTCTTGGGTGGTGAAGACTTTGACCAACGCATCATGGACTTCTTGGTCGCTGAGTTCTTGAAAGAGAACGGCATTGATTTGACTAAAGATGTATTGGCATTGCAACGTTTGAAGGAAGCCGCGGAAAAAGCAAAGATTGAATTAAGTAGTTCGGCCCAGACAGACGTTAACTTGCCATACGTTACAGCAGATTCAAGTGGTCCTAAGCACTTGAACGTGAAATTGACACGTGCTAAGTTTGAGTCTCTAGTTGATGAACTAATCCAACGTAGTCTTGTTCCATGTAAACAAGCTATGAAAGACGCAGGGGTTAACCCATCTGACATTGACGAAGTTATCTTAGTAGGTGGCATGACACGTATGCCTAAAGTACAGGAAGCAGTTGAATCATTGTTTGGTAAAGCTCCTCGTAAGGATGTTAACCCAGATGAAGCAGTTGCATCCGGTGCAGCTATTCAAGGTGCTGTGTTGAGCGGCGACCGTAAAGACGTTTTGTTGCTTGACGTTACCCCACTATCATTGGGTATCGAAACAATGGGTGGAGTATTCACTAAAGTTATTCAGAAGAATACAACAATCCCAACTAAGGCTTCACAGACTTTCAGTACTGCGGATGATAATCAACCAGCAGTTACAATCAAAGTTGGTCAAGGTGAACGTGAAATGTTCCAGTACAACAAGACACTAGGTGAGTTCAACTTAGATGGTATTGCACCCGCGCCACGCGGTATTCCTCAAATCGAAGTTACATTTGATATTGACGCAAACGGTATCATGCACATCAGTGCTAAAGACAAAGGTACCGGTAAAGAGAACAAGATTACTATCAAATCTAATTCAGGCTTATCTGAGACTGAGATTCAACAGATGGTCAAAGACGCTGAGGATAATGCCGAAGCAGATAAGAAACAAGTTGAATTGATCCAAGCACGTAATGGTGCTGAAGGTACATACAACAACTTTAAGAAAGACTTTGACGCACACAAGGACGAAGTCACAGAAGAAGAACGTACTAAGGCAGAAGAAGCATTGAATGCTGTACAAGAGGCAATCAAAGGCGATGATGTTGAGGCTATCAACAAAGCTAATACTGAATTGTATCAAGCAATCAGCCCAATCACTGCTAAGAAGTTTGAAGCCGAACAAAAGGCTAACGAATCTAAGACAGATGATAATGTCGAAGATGTTGAGGTTAAAGAAACAAAGTAACCTCAACTAAGTAGGGTGCCGATAGTCGGGCCCTACATTAATCTTGCTTAACTAAGGAGATAAAAATGAGCAATAGAGAATTAACACTAAGAGCGTTGGACATTCCAACTATTCACAAATTTGGGGTCGGCTTTGACCAAATGTTTGACGAACTAATGCGTGTAACATCACGCCAGTCTACAAACTATCCCCCACACAACATTCTAAAAGTTGATGAAAACAACTTTGTCGTACAACTTGCAGTAGCAGGTTTCGATGAAGGTGATGTTGATATTCAAGTAGAAGGTCGTATCCTATCAATCATCGGTAGCTCAAAGAAAGACAACAAGTACGGTGCTGAATATCTAATCCAAGGTATCAGTATGCGTGATTTTGAACGTACATTCACTTTAGCAGAACACGTTGAAGTTAAGAGTGCCGAAGTCACAAATGGTATTTTGTCAATCGAATTGGAAAGAATTGTTCCGGTAGAAAATCTTCCAAAGAAGATTGACATTAAGTACAACAAGTGATACAATAACATTTCATAAACAAACAGTGGGCGGGCAACTGCCCACTTTCAAGAAAGCAAATCATGGGAAACACAAAAACAGATTCCGTAGTCAAAATCAAACCCGTCATCGATATTCCAGAACCCCCAATGTTCAAGGTAATCTATATTAATGACGACCAAACTAGCATGGAATTTGTAGTTCGTTCACTAGTAGACCATTTCAACTATACAACTGAAACTGCGGCTACAATCACAATGGAAATCCATGAATCTGGTAGTTCAGTAGTAGCAGTACTACCTTACGAAATTGCAGAGCAAAAGGGAATTGAAGTAACTATGGAAGCAAGAACTGAGGGCTTCCCGTTGCAAGTTAAGATTGAAGCAGAATCTTAATATAAAACTTCTATGCGTTTCGCATAGTAAGGCATTCTAGTAAACTTAGGGTTATTCACGTAATTGATATCATCATCCATGATATCAATTATCCTATCTGTGGATCCGAAAACCCAATGTGATATCTTTTTCTCAGTATCACTTTCTAATACAGCGTCCAATGCAATATCGCTGTATGACTTAGGGACATGTCCGTAGTGTAGTTTATCTAACGGTACACTATTCGTTATCAAAACAATCTTTTTCACATCCATGTGCGTTTGTAGCTTTTTGACTGTGCTTCCTAGATACGATAAATCCTCGTACTCAGCACAGACTAACTCAATTTCGCACGTAGTGTCCTGGGGTGTATAATTTCCATGCCATCCGTTTGCACCGACTAATGCGACACTATCAACGATGACTACGTTATCATGTAAGAAAACTAGATTCTTGATTATCTTAGTAATCTTAGTTATCTCTCTTAATCTGGAATCTCGGTCTTTGATAATGATATGCTCTAACGAACCATCAATGAAAAACACACCTTGATACTGCATACTCAGTTTTGTAAGGACATCACGCACAATGTCAATATCTTCACTGATATTTCCAGGGATCAAACAATAAAGACTTGTAGCCTTTCCTTCCCAATCAAAATCGTTAGAAGTAAGGTTCAAGTCGCTGATAACGTCAAAACCGATATTCATGTAGTCTATAGGAAAGGGGACCGAAGTCCCCTTTCAGGGTTTAATTAAGCCTTAGGCTTTGCTGCTTTTTTAGCTGCTGGTTTCTTAGCTTTAGGAGCTGCTGGCTTCTTAGCTGCTGCTTTTTTAGCGGCTGGCTTTTTAGCTGGCTTAGCTTCTTCAATGGGTTGAGCATTTACTGCTTCAACTTTAGCTTCTTCAACTACTGGTGCTGCTTCAACAACTGTAGTTTCTTCCTTCTTTTTATTTGCGATGAAAAGTAGAAATGCAACTACTACAACAACGCCTCCAATGATTAATTCCATGTTCTTTCTCCTTGTACAAGTATATGGATACTTTATATTTAGACGTATACTTAGCGCCCGTGAATTTTTCTAAATAAGGGTATGTTCAATCTGAGCCTGACGGAATTGATGGATTTGCCCCTGCCGACCAGAAGTCAGCAGAAGCGCCTTATTTTCCGTCCTAGTAGATACGTATTTCATCATATTTATGAACTGATAAACTATGAGATATTCGACAATGTGCTATATAAACCCAAGATAGAGATTCAATCAAACTGTCAAAAATACTGGGGGATGTGCATGGGGCACATCAAACAAGATTACTACACTAAAAGCCACTGTACTATCAGAATGATGGACAAGTGGTTTTGTCCACAGTGGATGATAACTACGCTAGCACACGAAATGGTGCATCAGTATCAGTGGGATGTGTTAGGCCCTATAAGAGAAGAAGAGGGCAAAGATTGGTTAATGAGTCACGGACCTAGCTTCTATGAATTCAAGCCAGACATGGAAGAACACAATATATCATTAAAAACGGCGCATTCTCAGCGCCGTTGGTTTAAACATCAAGACTTGTTCAAAGCATGATTATTTGATGTTTGGGTTCGCTACTACGTTCCCGTTCACATCAACGAGCACAACATCTTTAGTACCAGACTTACCGATACCACGAGTTAATGTAGCGCCCAGAGTACGCAATCCTGGGATAGGGTTGCTACGTGTACTGTCGTTACGAATCAACCAAACCATCATGTGACTTGTAGGAATCTCACTTGCGTTTCTGATAACCGCATGTGCTTTGATAGTGATGTTGTTACCTTGGCATACAAAGTGTTCTTCTTTGAAAGTCTGAATAACGATACCACCGTCTGGGTTCAAGTCAGCACCAAAGATAGCATTCAATGCTTCTTCCGGAGTAGGCTCAACAACGATTTCCTTGCTTAATTTGTAAACAGGAGTCTCTTGACCTGTGCGTTTGTTAGTCTTAGAACCGATCTGATTCAATGACACAACGCCCTTTTTGACTAGCTTATCGATGATAGCTTTAGCACGTTCCCCGAATAGAGTATCAGCACTTTCCCATGTATCTGCATCAAGTTGTTTTAAACTGATTGGCAATCGGCCCTTTTTACCAACCACGATAGCGTCAGACTTTTTACGTCCTACAACATCTTTACCTACTAACTCAACTGATGTAGCGTTGGCCATGCTCAACTTGTAACCACGGTCGTCAACGAATGTAACGTCAACGCTACCGTACTGTTTGATAAGTTTCTCTAGCATGTTCTTTAGGTTAGCTTCATTAGCAACACCCGCTGACTTTTCGCCCTGTTTACCCACATCCTTCACAACGATACCAATCCCGATATTTGGGAAAATGATGCCACCGCGACTGCTAAGTGACTTGTCTGGGCTGTAAGTTGGCTTCTCTGCTGCCATTGACTTTTGCAGCTTGATTAGTAACCCTTTTAGCACCTCGTCACGGTACTCGTTTTTGTTCTGCCCTGCGGGGATTTCAACCAAAACGTGAAGTACGTTTCCAACGGGCTTAATGTCGCTGTAACCCGCATTCATAATGGCTGCTTGAACAGTAGCCTTATTTGCTGAGGGTTGGGCAACTGGTGCGGGCGCACGTTCAGCCAAAGTAGTTGCAAATTCCATGTATCTCATGTAAAATTCTCTCAAGTAGTTAATGAAGTGATTATTGTATCACCGATTTAGTATTTATCGCAAATTTTTTTAAAGGATAGTTATGAGTTTAGTCCCTATTGTCGTAGAAACAACAGCCAAAGGTGAGCGTAGTTACGACATTTATTCACGTTTGCTACGTGACCGCGTCATTCTTTTAGAGGGTGAAGTTCATGACCACATGGCGAATTTGATTGTCGCCCAACTACTTTTCTTGGAGTCAGAGGATGCTACTAAAGACATTAGTATGTATATTAACTCGCCTGGCGGGTCAGTCACGGCGGGGATGGCGATATACGATTGTATGCAATTCATTGGTCCCGATGTGCAAACAATTGTTATGGGGCAGGCATGTTCTATGGGTAGTTTACTCGCACAAGCGGGAGCGCCAGGCAAAAGGTTTATGCTCCCCAATGCACGCCACATGATTCATCAGCCCTCTGGTGGCGCACGTGGTATGCAAAGTGACATTGAAATCAGTTATAAAGAAATCACCTACTTGAAAAAGCGTTTGACTGAAATCTACGTTGAACACAATTCAAAGGGCAAGACCTACGCTGAGTTTGAGAAGGACATGGATCGTGATACATTCATGTCGGCACAGCAAGCGTTGGAATACGGTTTGATTGATAAGATTGTTTCTAAGCGCACTCAGTCTTAAAACAAAAGTATTCAGTTTGACAGTAAAGCCTTTTGGCGTTAGAATACGGGTATGAAAACTCACATTCTAACGTCATTAGCCATTTCATTCTTGCTCACTGCATGTGGGGGAGGTGGCGGCGGTTCAGCGACTACAAACACACCCGTTGTAAGTCAGCCAGTAATTGCGGCAACACTGTATGACACATCATACAAAAATTTCAAATCGTTTCCCGTTGACACACTGACGTATCCTACTAGTAACTATGGACTATCGGGCTGGGAACCATTGACATATGGTTACGGTGAGTTCAACAAACAAGGTGAGTTGGGTGTGTTCATTGCTAATCAGAATTACACACCGCAGAATGACAGTCTGGCTACTGTCACTAGTGATCCTCGATACTTGAGTGACTTTACATTCTGGACGGTAAACAGTGACAAGACACTGACGAGGGTTTCATCAGTCAAAGGATGTTTGCATCCACGAAAAGCAGTGGTAGCAGACTTCAATCGAGACGGACTACCTGATGTGTATGTCGCATGTACTGGGTACGATAGTGCTCCGTTCCCCGGTGAGAAAAGTAAACTATTAATGAGTGTTAGCCGAGGTGTTTACAACATGACTGATGTTGGTGATGTTGCATTCAATCACGGTGCAAGTGCGGCTGATGTGAACAACGATGGATATCCTGATATCGCAGTAGTGGCAGGTCAAGGTGTATTCTTCTATATCAACCAACGCAACGGTACATTCGTGAAAGACGAAACACGGGTTTCTAACGTCACGCCCACTGGCTACTATTCGATTGAATTGATTGATGCGAACAACGACAACATTGTTGACATCGTTGCCGGCGGTGCAGAGTTAACCGGGCCCGCTGTGACAAAGATTTTCTATGGCGATAACACAGGTAACTTTGGTGCAACAACTACAGTGATACCAAGCATACAAGGATTGACTAACATTCTTGACTTCACTTTGATTGGGACGAAACTTTATGTAGGTCGTGCTTATGACAATACGAAGGCGCAGGGGTTCTATGGTGGTTGGGGTATCCAAGTTGTAGATTTGGGTACAGGCGTGTCAACTGTGTTAGCAGACGTACCTGGTAGAATGCCCGTTTGGTTCGTACCAAAGACAGTAAACGGGCAAACTGGTATAGTCCCACTAACTGTTAGTACTACATTCTATCATTGACAAATAAACATAAAGGATGTACAATGAGTTACTTTGATGTATTTGAAGAAAATACCAAGAATCTTCCCCCGATACATTTGCCCTGTGGTGGCACAGCATATTTCGATAGGGGGAGTGGTATTAGTTATCGTTGTGAATGCGGTGCTACTGTCGGTTCAATCGGCATGTCACAACATTGCAAAGACGAACAAACGAAGTGGGACAACTGGAAAAAGTTGGGCGGTAAAGGTTGGGATGTTTTTACAGGAGCAGAGGAAAAATGAAAGCTAAGGTTTATTTCTACGCAAAAGGTCAGAGTGCCCGCGCACGTGGCTGGAGTAAAATGTTTGCAGAGAGTTTCTATCGCATTGACGCGGCAGAGGATTTTGCACGTATCGCATTTGATGCAGGATATCGAGGTCTAGGACTATGAGTGATAATGAACGTAAACTGCCTAATGGCATGAAGCTGGTGTTTGCACCTGGGTGCTTTGACCACTTCGATGGTACACAGGAAGAATTGGATGCTCTTGTAAAAGAGATTGAAGATTCTTTTGCTAACGGTGAGGCATTTGAGCAGGCCCGTGCAATTGAAGATTTGGATGAAGACGAGATCCAAGAACTATTGAGTCACTTGGAAGACGATGACGAAACCCCAAGGTTGTTGCAATGATGGACAAAATGCATCACGACTTGCTAGGTCGTGAAGTAAATGAAGATGACACTGTTGCCTTTGTACATCATAATGCAATGTACATTGGCAAAGTTATCAAAGTAACTCCCAAGCAGGTACGTGTTGTACCCATGCTTACAAAGTATAGACAAGACAAAGGATACTTAAAATACACTAGCCAATGTGTATTAGTAGGTGGACCTGAATTGACTATGCATCTTTTGAAAAATCTATAAGGAACTTTATGTTTGACCCTAATCTGTTGACGCCACAGCAAAAGGCGTTTATCTCTGTTGCAGTTTTGTTAATCAGTGCTTTTCTGGGCGCAGGCTTAATTGCACTATGCATTGAGTTTGGATTGCTGATATATCTAGGCTACGCACTGATTGCATTTGGTATGTATGGACTTATCAAAACTGTATACGAATTGGAAGTCTCCAAGTTTGAACGTCAAGACCGATTGAGGGACACAAACAAAAAGGCTTGACAGTAAATGGTTTTGGGCATATAATACATGTATTGATTGAGAGGAACACATGAAATATACGCTCATTACAAGTAACGGTAAAGTATTCATTTTCAACGTGAAGGCTTGTGCTGAAACCTTTCAAGGAGCTTACGGTGGAACTATCGTAACGCAAGAGATTTTGGTTGACAATAATTCCCAAAACGTGTATAATTCTTCTATTGAACAACAAGGAGTTTGACATGACTACAATTCAGGACATCAATTCTGCAATTATCGCCGGTAACTTTACTAACGACCAATTGAATTCAATCGGAATGGCAATCAAATTTGCTCGTAACCAACTTGCTACAAAAGCCAAGTTTACTTTCCGAGCAGGTTCTAGCGTTAAGTTTACAAACAATCAAGGTCAAACTGTTTTGGCTACTGTTGAAAAAGTCAATCGCAAGTACATCATGGTTCGTGAGAACGGTAAAGCATATGGTACTTGGCGTGTCCCAGCTAACATGTTAGAGGCAGCATAATGAGTAAGATGGCTGACTTGGATATTGAAATCCGTGAACTATTGGAAGATGGAGTTCGTCCATCTGTAGTAGCCAGTGAACTAAAGGTTCCGGTGACTTGGGTCTATGCTACAATGAAGGAACTGGAGCAAGAAACTCTAGCTGAAAAAGGGAATACTGAAGTATTCAGTCCTTTTGTAACCGTCAATTCCTAAAATGTATACTTTAATATTCGTTACAAACTTCGTGTTCTTGGGCACGTATGCTGACCTCAAAAGTTGCGAAAATGCACTGAGGGAGATTTACTTGACGAGGTCGAATGCCCCGGGTCAGCGTGATCCTAATATTGAAGCGGCTGTAGAAAGTAAACTAAAGTACTCAAATCAATTTGCTTGTATTCCAGTCAAAAAGGTTGACAAATAATCAGTTTGGGTATATAATATATCTCATAGACAGTTAAGAAAAGGACTCGAAAATGGATACGATTGATATCATTGCAGTTACCCTAGGTGTGTTGTTTATTTGCAACGAATTGTACGCTATGATGAACGCACGAAACCAAGCTGTCCAAGCTAAAATTGATGCCGAAATCGACCGTCTAAGTCGATAAAACGGTTGACAATAAATGGGTTTGGGTATATAATATATCTCATAGACAGTTAAGAAAAGGACTCGAAAATGGCTTACTTCAATCAAGACCGCAAAGCAGAACGTGCCCCAGCTATCAAAGCTATCCTCAAAAAGTACGGTATCAAAGGTTCGCTTGCAGTGCGTAACCACTCTACTTTCGTTTTGAACGTCAAATCAGGTTCGATTGATTTTATCGAAAACTTCATCAAGACCGATGCCGACAAGCCCTATGCTAACAAGATGTCCGATGACCGTATCGCATACATTCGCAAAGAACAATGTTTGGATGTAAACCCCTACTGGTTCCAAGAACACTACTCAGGTAAAGCAAAAGAGTTTTTGACCGAAGTGTTCGCCGCAATGAATAAAGGTAACCACAATAACTCTGACATTCAAACCGACTACTTTGACGTGGGTTGGTACGTTGATGTGAATATCGGTTCTTGGAACAAACCTTACACTGTTGCCTAAGGAGATAATTATGTACCGCATTCGTGTTTTTCTCAGTGCATCACAATACCAAGATATTGTACTTCCAGGTGCAACATGTTGGATCGCTGAGAGTCTTGGTAAAGGTATGAGCCCGATTGGACGTGCTCAATTTTTGGGTGAGGCTTACTGATTTTGGGTAACTGTCTTGTTGACAGTTATTCATTCCCATGTTACAATTGTAACTATGCTGAAAGGCATTTCTTAAACTTAACTTTCTTTAAAAGGAAAACAAATGGCTAAACAAACTTTCAAGGTCGCAGGTATTACTACTCATAACGGTAACACTAAGGTTCGTTTCACTGATGATATGGTTCGCCGTATCAAACAATTCACTAAAGGTGGTGCATCACGCATTGACCTCGTAGAGTTGCCGAGCGAAATGACTAAGATTGAGGCACTCAAGTATTTGCAAACCCATGCAGATTTTGCAAGCGCAGAGGATCAGGCAACAATCGCTGATTCACTTGCAGACAAAGAAAAAGAAGCTCGTAAGGGTACAGTCAAGGTCAAGGCTGACAAAAAGCCAAGCATGGATGCTATCAAGGCACGTGCAAAGGCAAAAGCAACAGAATCTACTGAGGCTTAATGCAAGAGTATAATCGTTTACGTGAATTCAGTGGAGAGCGCCGACGATTCGATCCCTCTAGCAAAGAAGACCTCAAAGAGTTGGCGTACTTTAACAAACACCGAACATGGAAAACAACTTGTCCATTCTTACTAGAATGGCCGCACAAAGATATCATTTCAATGTGTCAAGTGTTCTATGCCGAACACATGCTAAAGAGATTAGCAAAATAAAAAGCCCCGAAAGGGGCTTTTTTTATGCCATCGTAATTGTCTTCCAAGCAGTACCATCATAACACTTTAATGCGTGTGCTACGCTATCATAATAGATTGTTCCTTCTGAAGGACTAGTTGGTGCTGTTGACTGCGGGGTTAGCTTAACCAAGTATGTAACATTCACATAAGTAAAGCCAGCGTTACCGGTGATGGTTAAATTACCACTGGCACCGATATCTTGAAGTGCAGTAACGTTACCTGCTAATACATCACCTTGCAATAAGTTAGCATGAACTGTATGTGTGACGTTTACATTGCCACTGACGTTAGCATTACCTGTAACTGATAACTTGCCTGCCGTCGTTAAGTTGCCGCCGGTGATGTTTCCTGTTGCAGTAATTAGACCAGCAGTCACTAAGTTTCCACCTGTAACGTTGCCTGTTGCGACAATTAATCCTGAAGTGCCCAGGTTTCCAACGTTTGCGTTAGCACTGATAGTTAGCTTGGCACCTGAAATATTACCACTAGTAGTTAAGTTACCTACTGTAGCAGTGCCTACAACGGCTGCTGTTGTGTTAATAGTAAACGTATTCGTTGTTACGGTGTTAGAAATTAAGTTACCGGCTAACGTAATGTTGTCTGGAATCTCTACACTGATTGTACCTGACCTAGTGATAGGGCTATTCAATACAGTCAATGTGTTACTTGCAACGTCTACACGTGTTACTGTACCCTGAGCCTGCAATGATGAACTAACTGTGATGTTTCCGTTACTACCACTTAGTGCAATGCCTGCGCCAGCATTAAGTCTAGTTACACCGGTGTTAGTGATTGTGATAGTGCCATCATCGATTACCGGGCTTCCTGTAATAGCTAAACCAGGACCATCTGTTGTGATAGCAATACTTGTTACTGTGCCAATCGCTGTAGTGTTTGCAATCTCAGTGATACGACCGGTATGGTCAACTGTAACTGTAGGAGCGATGTATTGACCAGGCTCGATTGATTGTGTAGGTAGTTCAACAGTGATAACACCTGAACTGATTACAGGGCTGTTTGTGACAGTTAATGTACTAGAAGATACGCCTACGTTAGTTACGCCTGCTTGACCGTTGCCTGATGCTGAAATAGTTACAACGCCGTCTACATCTAAAACTGTAACTCCTGTGCCTGCCTGGACACTTAACACACCTGTGTTCTCTATAGAGACCGTGCCATTGCCTGGTGTTGCTGTCGTGGAAATACCGTTACCAGCTACAAAGTTGGTATACGGACTTGCACATGAAAATAGGTTTGCAAAGTTGTTAGCAGTCTTGTTAAACGCATCAAAGATAGTATCGCTACCTGATGCTTGATTCTCTGCACCAACTTGTATAATCTGTTGTCCTGAAATTGCCATGATAAATCATCCTTATCATGTATTTATCAGAACTTATCTACGACGGGTAATGCGCCCTTTTGTCAAGTCGTAGGGTGAGAATTCGACTTCTACTGTGTCGCCCTCTAGAATTTTGATAGTGTGCTGTCGCATTTTACCGGACAAATAGCCCATAATCTTGGCTCCATTGTCTAGTGTTACTCTAAATTTAGTGTCAGGGAGTACTTCTGTAACTTTCCCGTCCATCTTAATTCCTTCTTCTTTAGCCATTTTGGTTTCACTTCTCCTTTAAATATTTTGTGCTTTAAGTTTTGTCCACATGAACTGTTTCAACTCATCTTGTGATAGTGTTCTTGGAACACTAGACCCTGTAAATCTATTCTTCACCCAGAACACACCATCCTCAGTTTCTTTGCAAACTGAATTAGATATTTGAATCAATCTAGAACGTGTTATCCATCCCATTTGACGCCCGTCATCACTAAACGTGTAAATGCCCGGTGGGTATCTACTACTATGCTCAAAAGTGACTTCACAGTAGTAAGTATTATCCACGGCGCATCCTTGCAATATCTTGTGCCTCTTCGTCACTGAAGATTGGCACGGCGTTTGATTTGTGCATTGTACCGATACCTAGAATCTTAGTACCGGTATAGACTTTGTGAACTGGGGCAGTAGAGCCGCCGGGTGTTACTCTACTCGGTAGTCTTTGCGTTTCACGACCTGCGGGAGCACCTAAACTGTACGATAGTGGTTCCGCCGAAAGGGCACGTTTACGCTTTTTGTCTTCCTGCTCTACGCCCCACTTCTTTTGCAATTCTTTCCAGTCGTTGTCAAGCTCACGGGCCTTACGTGCCTCGTCAGCATTGCGAAACTTTTTCTTACCCTTGCGTTTACCCGTCATCGTGAGGGCGGGCCCTACTAAATGCATTGTCATAGAACTTGATTCATAGTGGATTATAGACAATTATAGTGGATTTTGGATATAGTGTCAAGCATTTGGTGCCCAGCCCTGTGTAGTAATAATGTCTACAATTTTTTGGGCAATAACTTTACTACCCTCTAGACTTAGACTATTTGGGTTACGTTCAGCACCATAGGGTGAAGGGTATTGTGTAAGCATCTTTTGTATTTCAGTGCTTACTACCCCTGATTTAAAACTGAACCAAGACATACCTATGTTCTTTGGTTCGTCTGTTATGTGGATCACGTTAATACCGCGGTTGAGACAATATGTATCTATCATCAACATTGCACTTTCCAATCTGTTCTTTAGTAGATCCTGATGATTGAAATAGTTCTTGTAGCAATGCATTGCATTTATGAATTCTTCTTTTGTTTTGAATACTGTAGGTATGTCAGACGAGTACCCAAACTCCATATCAAATTCTTCTTCGCTAGGAACATAATCCGTACCTAACTCAGATGCATAGATTGGCATTTCAGACCACAGCAGTCTTGCTTTGTCATCCGGTATAACATCGGCGGCAAAGTCTCTGTTGCACTTAGGAACAAAGAAGTATCTAGGATGTTGCTGATGGAAGATGACTGCAACATGCAGCTTTTTACTAGGAATCTTCTTTTTAAGATTGAACAGAATTCGTTCTTCTGTGCATTGAGGGACTCCGCTGTGAACAATGTTACAGTTTAACATATCACGCACATGGATAGGGATATTGTTGTATACGTTAGGGTCATACAAACAAGTTGAATGTCCATAGAACCCGACATTCAAACCCTTGTTAACATAACTCATAAAGTAATCTCTATTCCCACTCATATCACTTTTTAAGAATAGACCAGACTTTTTCTTTTTCAATAATTTCGGCTTCTAGCTCCATATATAACTTACGCAAGCCGCGGAGTTGTTCCCATTTTTCTTCTAGTTCTTCATTTGGGTGCAAGATAGCTAACCGTTCTTCTATCTTTTCTAGTGATTCTTTGAGACTTTTACCCTGAACCTTTATGTCACCCAAAAAGTTTGCGTCCTCTTCAAACTCTGAGTTACCCTTAACTTGTAATGTATTGGGCGATAGATTTGATGAGCCATTTGCTGAGACTGTAGCCCATGCTGTGTTAGTAGCCGAACCGGCTGCAAGTGTATACGTAGTTGATGTAGATGGGTAGTTAATAAGATATGACATTAGTTACTTTTGGTTACAATGATCCTACCCTGATCGTCTTTGCTAAAGTCTACGGTATCTCCCTCTTTCAATCCCATTTGTTTAAGTAACATGGGTGGTAGTGGAATGATGATATCACCGGTCTCAGGATCTTCCTGAGTAATAATCTCATAGCTGTCAGGTGTATTGCTCATAACGTATTGTATCTTTTGTACTACTATATAGTCAACGATTTAGGTCAACTAATTAAACGTTCATCACCGTTACGTATTGTTTGTAATTCTCAAACCTGTCTTTCAACCCACGCAATGCCGGGTTGATAAGTTTGGTTACAGTAGTTGTGTCGTTGAAGTTAGCGACATTTGGTTTAACTCTAGTCTTCCAGTACCATACTGCAATTCTAGCAGCTACTTCAGGCTTAGCAGCCATTTCAGGATGCTGTTCTAATGGCAAGTTTAGTGCTTGTCCTGCCATGCGATAGTTATCACGTCCGGTTATCTGAATGTAGCCTCTACCGTGATATTTTGCTCCGTCTCCGGGCTTTTTGTTTCCTAGAATTCTTGCTTTTGCAGGTGCGAACTTAGGATCATAATGCTGTGCAAAATACTGTGCTCCACCAATTTCCTTCATACGGGAGAAATCAGCAGATTCGTGCTTTACTTGAGCCATAAACTGTGCTAGTTCACGGCCCTTAATTCCAGAGCGGATAGCAGTGCGTTGAACTAAGTCCTCAGCGTTTGTGTTCATGCTAATGTTTGTAGTCTCAATTCCAACGTTAGGTGCATATTGCTGTGCGTGTTTTTTTGGTTTTGCTTGAGCAACACCGGAAGCTGCCATTGCACCGGCACCCAAAGCACCTAAAAAGCCCCTACGGCTCATATCTTCACTAACAAACTCTTTTGCTCTCATACAAGTATTTATCAATCCTGAAGTTTATTTATACTACTATTTTGCACTCACAAACTTTTGATCTACCTCAACTAAATAGTAGTATAAAAACAATTTTAAAAAGGGAGTCAATATGGCAGAAGTAAAAGCAGAGGTGAAACCTCTAACACGTTCAGAACGTGAAGCACAGATTAAAGACAAAGCAGGTCTAGTTATCGTTATTATGGCGTTATTCATGGCTGTAACAACGTACTTTTCTAACCAGCATTCTGGTGCCGCGATGAAGAACATGTTGAAGGCTACTGATACCTACGCATTTTTCCAGTCAAAATCAATCAAGCAAGCAATCGCTGAAGGTCAACGTGACGACTATATCGCTCGTGGTGACAAGGCTAAAGCCGATAAACTACAAGCTAAAATTGACCGTTACGAAAGTGATCCTGAAAAGGGTGAGGGCAAGAAAGAGTTACTAGCAAAAGCACAAGCATTCGAGAAAGCACGTGACGATGCAGGTAAGCACAGCCCATGGCTAACATTCGCTTCAATGGCATTCCAACTAGCTATCGTTTTGTTGTCAGCATCTATCATTGCTGTTAACAACACTATGTACAAAGTTAGTGAAGTAGTTGCTGTTATTGGTGTATTGTTATTAAGCCAAGGCATCTGGCTCTGGTTCTAATTTAATCAGGAGCCGTCGTGGATCCGTTAACGCTGTTTGCATTAGCCAACGGCGCTGTTAACGCAGTCAAAGCAGGGTGTAAACTCTACAAAGACATTAAGGGCGCCGCAGGGGAGGTCAAAGACGTCCTCAAGGATATGGATGAGCAGTTTAAGAAACTGCATCCAGCCGATAAACCTGCGACTACAGAACAACGAAACGCATTCGTTAAGCAACGAAATGAAGTTGTCGAACTAAACAAAAAAGCAAACGAAGGTCAGCACACTGGCATTTACCAAGAAATCGGTGAAAAGTTAGGCGAGTATTACGATAACTTCTACAAGTGCTTGGCTATCATGGAAGAAGAAGAACGTAGAGCAGAGAATGAAGTTTACACCGGTGACGCATCATTAGGTAAACGTGCTTTACAACGTGTTCTAATGCGTAAGCAATTAGAGCAAATGTCAGTTGAATTGCGAGAATTGATGGTCTATCAATCGCCTCCCGAACTAGGTGCATTGTACACTGAAGTTGAATTAATGATGAAACACATGGGTGAGACTCAGCGTGTGCTCATCCAGAAACAGATGCAAGATGACGCTGCAAGATCCAGAAAGATTAAGAAAAGAATCGACAAATTGTGGATAGAAGCTGCATGGGGAATCGGTGCTGTGTTTCTTGCTGCTTCTATGGGACTAGCACTTGCTATGGTTGTTGAAGATAGAATCAAAAAGTACCCGCACTTAGGCACTGAATGGGTTCCCAAGACCGAAGAACAACGTAGGCTTGAAGCACTACCTAAGAAGTACATAGGACGATAATATGAAATTAGTCAAAGAGATTAGAGAGCAATATGCTTGGCTTTGGTGGTGGCTTTTGGATCAAGGATTGTTTATATCAACGATTCTTGTGAATGTCTTTATGTTGGCTATATTTCTTGTCGCAATGACCGCTTTCTATTTTATAATGCGATGGCTTAAAGGGCACTAAATACGTCAAAGGGGATTTATATGAGTGAAACGATCGGTACAATCTTAGATAGAATCAAAAATCTACAAGTGTTTGATGTTGAAGTAGACATTCCAGACGGATTCTTCTTCAGTGGTGTCATCCCGTTTGATGCTACTATTAGTCAAAATAAGGGCATCTTCAAAGTATACGCAAGTAATCAAGAAGAAGCAAATGAGAGAGTTAATAGTTATCTAACTAGAAACACAGAAGAATGAAATAGCCCCGAAAGGGGCTTTTTACCCTAGTATATAGAATAAATAGATATATGGATATAGGCAGCGGAATAACATTTACTAGTGGATTGAGCTTGACGGCTCCCCCACCATCTACATACACATCAGCAACAGGTGGCACAATCACCACGTCTGGCAACTATAAGATTCACACGTTTACTACCTCAGGTACACTAACGCTAACTGCTATCGGTAGCGACATTCAATACTTTGTCGTCGGTGGTGGTGGCGGTGGCGGCGGTAACGGCGGCATTCGAGGTGGTGGTGGCGGTGGCGCCGGTAAAGTATTATCAGGTACAACAACACCTACATCAACCGGTGCGATTGCAGTTTCTATAGGTGGAGGTGGTGCAGGTGGTACATACCTAACTAACTCTCCTACTGGTATAACTGGTACGGCGACCACTGTAGCTGACTTCGGTGCAGGTGCATTATCTAGTACAGGTGGTAATGGTGGTCAACGAGGTGGTGGTGGCGGTGGAGCCGGGGGTACTAGCGGTAACGGTTACACCGGTGGTACAGTTGCGTCTACACAGTATAACGGTGGTGGTGGTGGCGGCTCTACTGCTAACGGTGATAATGGTACTGGTACTGCTGGATCAGGTGACGGCGGTGCAGGCACTACAACTACAATTAGAGACACTTCAGAAGCATATGCAGGTGGTGGCGGTGGTGGAGCGTCTGACGGCGTCGCTGCTGAACCGTTTTTACCTGGTTCGGGCGCAGCCGGTGGTGGCGACGGCGGTGGCATTGATTATAGCGGCTCAGGTGATATATACGCACCTAGTGCTACAGTAAACACTGGCTCAGGTGGTGGTGGAGGAGGCACGACTGCATCACGTGGTGGTACAGGTGGCTCTGGTATAGTCATCGTTCGCTATCGTTATCAATAAGAGTTATCATGCCGTTAATCTTTTCAGGTGGACTTTCAGTTACTGGTGGGTATTCAATAGAGCCAGCGAACATTGTAGCTAGCACTGCGGTTTCGTCTTCATCATTTTATACTCAATTAGCTATAACAGCATTTACACCAGTAACTATCGCAAATGCTCTAGGGTCAGAAACATTTAGTGTTTCGCCATCGTTGCCAAGTGGCTTATCATTAAACACCTCAACTGGACAAATAACAGGTACACCTACTGTAGCATCATCGTCTACAAGTTATACTATCACTGCTACCAATGCGTACGGGTCTACATCTTCTTCATTTAATATCACAGTTACTGCCTCAGCTATAGGTCAACAAGCGTATACTACAGCAGGGACATATTCTTGGACTGCACCAGCTGGCGTTACGTCAGTGTCAGTTGTTTGCGTTGGCGGCGGCGCTGGTGGCTCAGGTGGATATGGATTCAACGGATTTTCAGAAGCGGGCGGGGGCGGAGGTGGTTTACTATGGGTAAACAACATCAGTGTTACTCCGGGATCCTCATACACAGTTGTAGTAGGTGCAGGAGGAATAGCTGGATATAGCACTACTAGGGCTACAGCAGGTGGCGATAGCTATTTTATATCATCCACTGCTGCGGTCGCATACGGCGGTGGCAGATATAGAAGTGACACGCTAGGTGGACTAGGTGGAACATATGCCACTACGTATTCTACATACGGAGGTGGCGCTGGTGGCAACGGCGGCGACGGTATTTCTAACTTTAGAGGTGGTGCCGGTGGCGGTGCCGGCGGATATTCAGGTGCGGGCGGCGCAGGTGGAACATTTCAGAACAACGGCAATGCAGGATCCGGAGGCGGTGGAGGTGGTGGCGCTGGTACATTATATGATGCTAGCGGAGGTCACGCATCCGGTGGTGGCGGTGGTGTAGGTATACTAGGCGAGGGAGCTAGTGGGGCAGGCGGGGCTGCTAGCTCTGGCGGTGGCGGTGGCGGTTCAAGTGGTACTGCTGGTGCAACGGGTCATGATCCATATAACGGTGGCACTGTCGGATCTGGTGCAGGTGGCGGCTTCGGTGGTGGTGGCGGTGGTATGGGTGCTGGTGGAACGGGTACTGAACCCGGTGGCGCTGGGGCCGGTGGTGCAGTACGTATCATCTGGGGTCCAGGTCGTGCGTTCCCATCAACAAATACAGCCGACATGTGATAACGTACTAAATACGTTACCATGAAACTACTATTAACATCTTTACTATTTTGCTCTGTCGCACATGCCGGCGAACGTACACCAACTGACATGTATTGTGACGAGACTAAGAAAATCGTAAAGTCGTTGAGAGAAGAATACAAAGAAGCACCATTTATGATTGGCAAAGCAGGTGATGTTGCAGGAAGCGTAATGACTTTCTGGATCAACCCTGAAACGAAAAGCTGGTCAATCGTAGCTACGAAAGATAACACCAGCTGCATCGTGGGAGTAGGAGACAGTATTGAACTTATCTCCTACGATAAAAAAGCTAGAACAATTAAGTACTATTAAACCATCATATACGCAATAAAGATGTATGTAAGTTGATGCATCATTTGGTCTAAGCCAAGATGATTCCAAAAAGCGGGAGTTGTGATATCACGATTCCCGTAATTCATTTTCAGCCAGTCAATGTGATAGTGAACTACAAAGTCAATCAATGCTAGTACTATAGCAAAGAACATGTATGGTGTTCCTACTACTAAAACAATACACAACAATGTTCCTAGTCCATGCTTTAGACTATGCATGATGCCATGAAAGTCTCCATAGATACCTTTACTTGCAACCTCAATGTTGCTTTGGTTTACAAAGTCAATGTACCAATGCTTAATCTGCAAAAGTATCAATAGGGTAATCATTGCTTCAATCATTTTATTTCCTCTTTGGGATGTAGTCTTTGTTAGGTATTGGGCGATAGTCTTTTGTCAAGGGACCTCGAATGTCATCGCCGTACTTCAATGTTATGTAGGAGAACGTCTTATCTGCATCTTTTTCATAGTCGTTGATACCAATCATGTAGTAATTCTTCCAACGAATCTTTTCCATCACAAACTTTTTTAGGTTGGTGTCTTTGATGATATCATCAAAGTTGTTACTTTCACGATAAAACGTATAGTACTTCATTGTTTCCAGAGTATGAATTTGAAATAATCTTCTTCGGAGTAGAAGTTGAACTTGTATGTGCCAACATTTCCCCCGGGTTGCTCTATTATCTCATAGTTCCAATTATTTGTACAGTGTTCCTTTACCCAATCTATCATGGGTTTTAGTTCACCGAATCTTAGATGAACCTCAGCTTCATGTCTCTTTAGTATATTGGTTGACATTGATGCCACCCTTCTCTAGGAAGTCAACGCCTTTTGTATCGCGGTATGATTCACGATAAAAAACGTTCTTTATACCTGATTGAAAAATCATTTTCGCACAGTGTATACAAGGTGCAGTAGTTACAAACAATGTAGCATCTTCGCTAGATTCTGTACTTCCTGATACCTTGGCAATTGCGTTACTCTCGGCATGTAACACTTCATCTTTCGTTACAAGTTTGTAACGAGCATTGTACTTGTACTCTTCGCCTGATTCAGTTATCTTAGTAACTTCTTCCTTATAGGGCCAACGTTCAAAGATTTCATCTGGATTGAGCCATCCACCTGCGTCTGCACTCATGTATTCTTTGTATTCGCATTCGTTATCCCAACCACTTGGCATGCCGTTGTAGCCATACGACAGAATGCGATTGTCTTTAACGATTACAGCCCCTACTTGTCTGCGAATCGCATGGCTGAGTTTACCTGTACGTTCTGCAACGTCCATGTAATAGTCTATGTATTTTTGTTTCATCTAACGTATTTGCAATATCTAATGTGTTGGATGATGTCTCGGTCATCAACGAATATACTTAGTACTCTATCTTGTACCCCGAACTTTTCTGAAAAGAGTTTACCTAAATGTGTGCCTTTGAGTTTTTCGAACGTTGCTTCTTTTAAGAAAGACTGAAATTCTTCTTCTGTAATAGGAGCGAATCCATTATCTTTGAACGCATCACTTGCGATCCTCAAGTCCTTGACCATATTCTGAAACATATCAATCCCACAGGTTGCGAAAGTACTTACCGAACAATTCGAAACCTTCTTGCATTCGTTCTTCATGTAGTCTATGTCCGACACTATCATACCAATGTTCGTCAGGATTCTTATCGACCATTTGATATGTTGCTTCCATCTTTCCTGTAATGGGATTAGGATATAACTTGTCTGTCTCAACCCAATCGTACTTAGCAGTACCATGGTGATATTGACCATCGTAGTCTTCGAAAGCAAGTTGTCCGAATGACCAAATCATTTTGTCTAGTACATCATCCCAACCTGCACATGCTATATTCCATGCGTCTTGGTGACTTTCTTTGTAGAAATCAAAGCTGTCCTGCTGTGCGTAATCTTCACCCCCAACGTTATCAACAAAATCACCAGGTACACCCATTTTGTTTTCTTTGAGTTGCACTAGCATCGGATAGATAATCCTAGCAAGTGTTACGTCAACATTCCAGGTGTCCCAACGGTCTAATTGAATGTCAATCTTTTGACCGCGACCGTTCTTCGGGAACTTACCAATGTTAATTTTCATGCTAGTACTTCGATGGATTCACCGTTCTTGAATGCAAAAATCTTGCCGTCATACTTCACTGCCGCAAGTGTGACATTCTTGTATTCTTTTGCAAGTTTAGCTAACTCCTGGACACTTGAACCCTGACAGATAAAGTTGTCTGATTCTTTGTCAAAGAGGTACAACATGTTGCCATGCGTTTCAACCTCAAGTTTGTAAACTTCAGGGATCTTAGGCTCCTCTTTGGTGAGTCCTAATTCTTTCTCTAAGTTGAAGCCGTTCTCTTCGGCTACTTCTTTCATCATCTTGACTATCTTGTAATAGCCATACATTTTACCAAGGATGAATCCAACAACAAATGTAAGTAAAAGTTCCATGATATTATTTATTGATGGTTAGATTAGACCACTGTTTTAGCTTCTCAAATTTACGCATTTTTGCTTCACGCAAGTTATCATCATCGATGCCCACTTGCAAGTCAACTAACAATTCAATCATCGCTTGAACATCTCCAAGCTCTTGCGTAAGTCGTTGTAGATTCGTTGAGTCGGATCCTGGCACAAGCTGGTCAGGACCGAAACGAAATATCTTACTGATAACTTGGGCGGCTTCAATAAGCTCCTCTTGTAAGATAATAAGCGTTTCTCGGAGGTCTTCATTCATTTTCTTTTGCTTTCATTCCGTCATTGTAACCGAGTTTATATCCGATTATTAATGCAACATACATACCGATTGTCACTGACAGCAACGTTACTATTACTGGTAACTGTTCTGTCATGCTGCCTTCTTTTGTTGCTTACGTGCTAGATAATCTTCCCACTGAAACCACTTGTTACCTTTCAAGAAACCCCATTCACGTTGTTGAGGTCCCATGAAGAATAGTGATGTAGTGGGTCCTACAGTCTCATCCATTTCAAGCCAGTGAAATTCGTTTGCACTTCGCTTGATGATAGAGCCGGGACCTCGCCATGTAGTATATTCAGCGAATTGTTTGCCTTCATTGTTGAAGACAGGGGTGTGTTCCCAGTAGCCGCCTTTGAGAATAATTGTCATATAGGGCCAAGGGTGGTCGTGAAACACTGGTTCATCGCCCTTCATAATCTTGTGAAGTGTCACGTTGAAGGGGAACCATTTACGATCCTTAAGAAACAGGTAGTAACGATGCATGTACTCCTCACCTGTTTCTCTGTCAGGAATTAAACGGTAACGATCCAACTTAACCATCAAATTATGAAACCAACTCATTTTAACTCCTGATAAAAATTCTGAACGGGCTTGAGGTGCCCGTAAAACCTGTCAGCACATTTTACTGTGCTTGCAATGCGCGGTAGCCTGCTGCGACTACTTCGCGGCTTGGAGTACCCAAACGATACTTAACGCCTGTCTTGTGTTCATTTGCATAAACTGCATAACCACCACGCAAGCGCAAGTCGCTTACTGTAGCTGTTGGGTTAGCAATACCAAAACGTGCTTTGATTTGTGCCGCTGTGAGTTCTTCACCTTTACGTAGTGCCTCGATTAGGCGTTCGCTTTTGCTCTTTGTCATTTTGTTTCCTTTAAATGTTTCGTTCATTGAACGTACATAGATTATACGACACATTCTATTACGAAACAAGTAGTATTGGACACCTGTTTTCAATTAGATATCCAGAAACTTTAACTCAAACACATCGGCTTGAGGATCATGTCCACCATAGCCACGAGGGTTACATACAATTCGGGTAGTACCGATATTGTAATCAAACGGGTCGTGCATGTGCCCGTGAGTCCACAATTTGATTTGGGGATGATCCAAAATGAATTCACTCAAGTCACTAGCGTAACCACCGTTCATCAAGGATTGTGAAGGATCACGGTAGCGTTCATGGATTGATTCCAAGCTAGGAGCATGGTGACCAACTACCACAATGTTTTCGTCTTTCCTATCACCAATAACTGTCTTGAAATAGTTAACAGTTTGTTGGTGACGATACATCGCATGTGCTGGACGCAACTTAGTGTACCCATGTTCGTCATTGCGAATGATGCGGAAGTCATTCATCATGTCAGCCAATGCATGAAGTGTCAATGGATCACCTTTATTACAATCAGTCCACAATGTCGCACCCACAAACGTGTAGCCATTGATTTCTTTAATGTCACGTTCTAAGTAGTAAACGTTATCAAAACGTGCGGCTTCATAGCGTAGGTCATCAATAGAACCTTTCCACTTGCCGTGATAGAACTCGTGATTGCCAGCAACATAAACAACATGAGGGAATTCAAAACTCACACGCTTAAGGAAGTCACGATAGCGTTGAGCCATCAATGCGTTATGCCCTAATTGCTTGTAGGGTTCATATGGACTAGTCACAGTAGGAGGTGCGTGATTGTGCAAACTGTCAGCAATCATAATGTCCCCAGACAGGATCAATACCTCAGCACCTTCTGTGTTGAATAGTTCAATGTCTTTAAATTCTAAGTGCAGGTCACTGCATACTGCTATTTTCATAACCACCTCAACTTAAACCACAGATAGTCTTTTTCTTCCGTGAACCAAAATTCTTCATTCATGTAATCCCAACGACCACACGAATTTGCTCTACACCAGTTGCTTATTTCAGCCCAGTCACCAGTCCACCAGTTTGCAGTGCGCTCGTATGGGATTCTGAATTTCGCATCTTTTCTATTCATATCCACAACAACCCAAAATGTACTGCGTCACTTTCTTTTTGAAACTTAAAGACACCCGATGAAAATTTATTTTGAATCACATATTCACCTTTAGATTTTTTCTTAACCCAGGCGACTGCCTTCTCTACTCTGTTATCGTAGTCCATCCAGTCTTCATCCCCGCGGCGTTGAAGTGTGACTTTATACTTTGTTTTTCGTTCTAACTGTCTACGTTGTTTTGAATTCATTCTGAAAACTTCCGTTCATCGTAATAGTTGCAACACGCACAATAACGTGCTTGACGAATATAGATGCTACCTGGATGACGTTTGGGGTCTCCCCACTTAAGCCACGTATGCCAACCCAATCTACAAAAGATAGGATTAGTAGCTAGTAAAGGTTGATCCCTAAGAGCCCTTGCTGTGTTCTCTTTTTCCAGTGCATACATGTGTCTTAGCTTCTTTCTTATCAGGTGTGATTAATTCGCATTCTTTGCAACGATACATATATGCGAAGGACTGCTTGATTCTGCCTTCTGGTCTAGTGTATCCTTGATAAGTGCGAATTATTTCAATCATTTTAAGTTGTCCACATGTTTACATTTGTGCCTGAATGCAAATCCAGGACATGTACATGTGTATTTACTCCCAATCTTGGTAATAGAGTACTCTTTACCATTTGATCCTTTTACAATTATAGCAGCCTTTGGAACAAAAGTTTCTTGTTTGGTAAAGTAAACTGAGTCAGGTTCGCCCTTCTTCTTTAGCTCTATGAACTTACGACCCTTTGTGTAGATACTGATTGGGTTTTTGAACTTGAAGAGGTCAGTAGTACCCTGCTTGATGTACCCAACCATTTTGGTCTTGTCATCTGAAACATAGTATGTATGATTCTGGGCATCTTTACTGTCCCACTCAGTAACCTCTTGCAAGTATTTCATAGTTCCTCTTTAACCCATAACCAATTGTAAATTAGAATAGCAACAAGTTGATTCCAACCTGTTTCTAACGCTTTCTCATAGTTCGGAACATCATGCCATGCTTCAACTAGGAAGCAAGCCAGTATCATCGTCAATGAACAGATTATAGCGCCTCTCATGCCTCTTCCTTAGCCATTTCTTCTGCGAGGGCTTCTGACAAAACTTTCCACTCAGCACCTTCAGAGACATACCAAACATTGTCTTTCATCACGTAAAAGTATTCGGCGTCAATGCCTGCAAACAATTCTTGGTCATTGTGAAACACTTTGAAGTCAACACCTGTTTCGTCACGGTCACGCTTGTAGAATCGGCATTGCTTTGCAATGTTGTCAGTATCATAAACCATGCGGTCGTTGAAGTCAATCTTCTCGCCAATTTCTTTACCCAACATGCTCATGTCACCTTGAGCAACTAGGAAATTTGCTTTGGTGCTGTCGTAATAATTGAGCAACACACGACCTACATAAGAGAGGTAACCATCTGAATGTGAATAAATTGCTTTACACTTGTCACCATGCATGATACCGATTGCTGAACGAGTTGACATTTTGATTCCTTCTCTTTGACTGTTTAAGATTCTATTATATACCCAAAACGATTATTTGTCAACCGTTTTTTATAGTACTTTAGTACTACATGGACTTGATGCGGTTGATGACTTGATTAGCCTCAATGAACTCGGTGCTCTGCATTAAGAGATTTTCAACTAGTTCGTCCATTGCATCCTGCAAAGGTTTCATGGAGTAAGTTTGGGTCCAAACAATTTGATACAATTCATTTTTTTCGGGATTCATATACACCTCACAGAAAAATCATAAAACAAACCAAAGCACAGATAACCATCAACCCTATGCTATCTGCAAGATCCTCACCCGGGGTAACTTTACGCTCGGGTTCTAGTGATTTAAGCCATTCTTTAAAGTTCATATATGTATTATACAACCAAAATGATTATTTGTCAACCTTTTCGCAGGGTGTCAAAAATTTCATTCAAGTAGATGGATGCTTCGTCATGCTCCAAGTAGAAGTCTGTGGTAGGATCGTAGTACTTTCCTTCTACTGGATCGTAATACAAGACTTTACCCGAGGGGTATGCGAACGGACCCTCAAGACCCTTGCGGGGTTTGAAGTCATGTTTTGGGATGAAAGAAATGTAACTCATTAGTATTACCTTTAAGCAATGTTGAGTTGAACTTGAAGACCTTCCCAAGTACCTGCAAGACCTACTGAACACTGGTCTGCTACACCCGAACCTGAACGGGTGAACTCAAGTGCATCCAATGCTTTTTGAGTTGCGGAATTGCACTTCACAAAGTCACCGACGCCGTTGCGAATCTGTTTGGCAGTAGCATAGAAACATGCAGTACCGACAATAACACGAAACTTCTGGGATTGTTTGAAACGCTTGACTGTCATAGTGACTCCTTTTCTCAATCAATACATGTATTATATGCCCAAAGCCATTTACTGTCAACCTTTTTAGCCAAAAAAAGTAGTACTAAAAAGTACTACTTTTTCGGTGCTTGTCATGTCGTCGGTACTCATTCTTTTTGTTCTTCACAACCTTAGGTTTGAAAGGTGTGTTTTCACAGAACAAAACACGATGTGCCCGGTGCTTGGGCTGTTCAACAGTAAATTTTAAAAGTTCTTTTTTCATAATACCGATATTATAGCAGAACTTCTATTTATTGTCAAGTTACCGAATTCGGTGTTTAGTGATGACTTTCTTCATGTCAATCATCATTTGGTCATACTTTTCTGGTTTGCCACCTACTGGTTTAAACGTGAATGAGTTTTTTAACCACTCTACCAGTTCGGGGTCAGCTAGTACTTGATTCAATGCTTTGTTCAACTTAACCCTATCTTGTTCAGGGAAAGTTTTGTATACTGCATAGCCAGTACCAGCTAGAACCTCATGCGTATGTATCACTTTCAACGATTCTTTGTGTGACTTCAAATAGGGATTAAAAGTAGTAGTCTCAATCATATCCACTGTGCCACTCAACAAGGCTAGTGTGGATTCACTATCTGATTTATAGTTGATTACTTGGGTGTCTGAGTTCTTTGGCGCTTCTGTAGTTATCAAATACTCTGATAGAGGATTACTAACACCTACGTTTACTTTGCCACTCAAACTATTCATCGAATCAAACTTAGAATCACTTCTAGTGACCAACAACGATGATATGTATTGTGTGAGAACTAACCCCTTCAACTCATTGACAGGATCTATATCATGTTCCTTCATTAGGTATGCGTTCACTGCATAAACACTACCACCGTGTAAAATAACGTTAGGATCACGATGCGCTTCTTCAATGAATGCTCGGTAGGCGATCATAAGATTAGCACCAGGCTTGTTGAACACAACAAATGTGTCACCAGTTATCTTTCCTACTTCTTCAAATATTCTACGGGTTTGAACATCCGCCCCGGATCCAGCAGGGACACCGATAAAAATCTTATATATCGTAGCATCTGCTGATAGTGATAGAAAACTAAGTAGGATTGCGATTATATATTTTGTCATTGTGTCCAACTTGGTTGTGTGCGGTCACGCCAGTTAAACATGCGGCGCTTGTCACCGTTATAGTAATTGCGATACGACTGAATAGAATCGCCGGGAACCTTGTAAGCATCCGGCATCGCAGGTGTTGGTTGTGTAAAAACGCCCACTGGTATATTAGTAGGTGTACTAGACAGTGCAGGAATCAATCGCTCACATGCATGGACTTTCTTGTAACGGTGAGTATACTCGGTCATCAATTTCAACCAAAGGTCGTACAAGAATTCGTAATTCTGCTTTGACTGACGAACCCACACCGCTGATGGATGATTCACGTGAGTAGCACGATATAACTCCAAGTCACGTGCATCAGGTAATACCAGCGTTGTTTGCTTACGACCTGACTTTGACAGTCCAACTTGAGGTGTGCCGTCAAGCACACGGTGAGTAGTACTCAACAACTGAGCATACTCTAAAATCATTTTAACAACGTGCTTATCCACGTGCATTTCAGCACATGTTTTAGGATCAGCATCTAAGTAGAAAATGTTCATTGCAATAGCATCCGAATAAGACCGACTGTATCGATAGAGGTTAAAAGAATGTAGTTAGCCAACATCCCAAAAGATTTCCTAGTGAAAGCAGCCCAAGCATAAAGAGCGCAGCCACTAATCCAGACAGGATATAGTAAGAGAAGAGGAGGGTTAGGGACTGTGATTGCCATTGTGAGAGAACAGCCAATAGAAATAGCCCAAGCAAGGAGCTCAATACAAAACCTAAAGGGATGAGTACGATAGTCATCTTTGATCCAGTTAAAAATACCTGCTACAATGTCGTTCACTTCGTTACCTCGTCAGTCAATGTAGGTATCTGGCTCTTTGTCTCATTGATATAGTTCCAAAGAATAGCTTCTACCATTTCATTAAATGTGATATCACGCTCGTGTGCCATCTTGGCGATTGACAGAAACTCTGCGTCTGACAAATCAACCGGAATGTCCACTTTCCCGTCTTTTGATTGCTTCGTTGTATTTTCGTTCATAGTGCTCCATCATCGGTTCAATGTCATTAGTGTAAATCTGCTCCATAGTCTTATAGAGCATCTTTGCTTCTTCCGCTGTCATCCCAGCAGTCCATGACGGATCGCCAGGTTGTTTTCTTAACCCATAATCATGTCTGTAAGTTAGACACATATCATGGATGATTTCCTCTTTTGTCTTATTCATTGGCTCTCATTTGTTTACATTGTTGCACCACAAACTCTGGGTAGTTGTTTTGACTTCCTAGAACTTGTGTGCAATTGAAAGTAACTGTAATTGTGTCTTCGTCATCATATTCATCATCGTTGGCAAAGTAGTTGTATAGGTTACTTATAACAAACAATACACCCAGTACGATTAGCACCGGCACGAATAAACTTGATGCACGTGAAGGGCTCATTATTCACTCAGTTTATAGTTTAGGTATGCTAGAGCAAAGTCAATCAATGCGCCAATCAAGTCACCGCGTTGAATCTCATGTAAGCCTGCTAATACAAGCCAGCCGATCAAGAACCAGGTAATCTCTGTGCGATATGTTGCGAACCAAATTCTAATTTTATTCATATTATAACCAGCTATGTGCTGTCCATGTGTTGAGGAATCTCATGCTTGCGTTGCCACTATTGGCAAAGTGTTTCTTCTCAAACTGATTATACGCTGCCTTCCATTTCTTTGCAACTGGTTCGGGTGCGTGACATGCTAAGTAGTGTAACTTTTGAAACTGCTTAACAATGGTTTTCTGATTGAGTTTGTAGCCAGCTGGATACCATTCGTTTCGAGTTTGCCAATTGTAAGTATCAGATTGACCATATTTCAACCTTTGTTTCATTACATAAGTTTTACCCAAGTCTTGTGGTCTAAATCTATTCATATCATTCTCCTACTACCCAAATTTCTTTGAAGCCTTCATCCATTGAGGGGACTTCAAAATTCTTAATCATACTTTCCATCACGTCAGGTGGAATCACTTTTCCCGGACGACTTGCTAGACGGCGAGACAATTCAGCTGGCTCAGGTACTTTGAACACTACTGCAATGTGTTCGTATTGCGAAGGCAGCAGTGTGTTGAACTTTCGAGCACGGGTCTTTACTGTAGTGCTAGTCTGGTCCCAGATAAAGTCCAAGTGGTTAGCTTGACAGATTAATGCTTGATTAACCATCAACTTAACCGCAATTGGCATGTATGCTTCAAAGACTTCTGAGTAAGTCTTGCCTTGTCGTTTAGCCTCTGCTTCCACAAAATGGTCAGTGCTAACAACTGGTAAGTCTTTAGCCCATGCTTGACTCTTGATCCAAGTACTCTTACCTGAACCGGGTACGCCTACTAATTGATAACACTTGTTCATCTTATTCTCCTTGAGCATGTAGTATATGCTCAAACTGATTTGTTGTCAACCTCTGGGTTTGCGAAACCAGTCAGGCTTATCACGGAAGCGATATTGAAGATACTCTTTTACTACTTCTGTTTTCATTTTTGAAAACCCTGTCTTGAGTAGAAAAAATATCTCATCCTTCTCAGAATCTACGCCAACTTGATAAACATCACCTTCACTTATCCTAGCGTGACTATTGCAAACAAACTCAATCAGTGCTCCAGTCTCTATTCTCAGAATATCAGAAGGGGACTTGGCAATACTCCAATCATATTTGTAATCGACAACGTCCACATAGAAAATGTGCATTACACACGTTCTTTCTTAACACGACCGATACGTGAAGCCTTGTTCCAGTCATAAGCAACGCCGTCTGGACACTTGCCATCTTTGATTGAATCAACACCAAACATACCTACGATTTCAAAGTCTGGACCGGTGATGGTCACAAACTCATTCATTTGCTTTGCATACTTCATTGCTTCGTCCAAGGACAAAACTTCGTATGAAGTTGACTTACCAGTTACTTTATACATTAAACTCATGTTTACTTATCCTTTTCAATTTGAACTTGCGTTCATACTCAATATGACCTCGTGCGGCATCTTCTTTTGTCGTATATCGCTCCAACACTTCACTGTCGCCGTTCGCATAGAATACACAAGTTTCAAATGGTGTATCTTTATACACTCTGCTATCCAACTCGACTGTACTCAACGAGATATCAGGTGGGTAAAACCACACATGGTCATCACTTACAAGTTGCCAACGATTCTTTCGCATCATATTAAATGTCACCAGAATGTTCCTCATCTCGCTTAGGGATAATGAGTCCGGATTCAAGTTGAATTCCGTTAATCGTGTGAGGTTCGTTTTCGTCATAAGTCCAACCCAATGCTTTCATCATTTTATGTTTAACTAAGAGATTAGGGCTACGAAACACTTCTGTGTCGTCAAAGCCCAACATCACGCCAACTTCGCAAACTGCACCACTACGGCACACGCCTGCGACACAATGAACGATAACATTCATCCGTTGACCATATGCCTTTTGCAACAAGTCAACCAATTGTTGTGCTTGTTCATCGGTGATTTTGAATTCCTCAGCACTTGGCATGTCGTCTTTTTCAAGATCCAAGAATTCAAACTGATGAACTTCACGGAACTCATACTTGGGAGTAGGAAACTCCATGCATGGGTCAACGATTTGAATCAACATGGCATTAATGCCGGGGTTGATATGAAACCCTTTCTGAATGTCACTCAATGCTACGTTTTGAATCCACATGTTGTTTTATCTCCTAATTACAGATATTATACAACAGTTTGGATTTATTGTCAAATCTTAAACGTAGCCCAAAATGCTGTCTTTTCTAAGTCTTGTTGGAAGTCGGGGTAGACTTCATCTAGGTAACGCTGGTCGACCTCTTCGTATTCACCGCGTAATTTTTTACGTGCTAACTCCTCTGCTTCGTAGTTGCTGCCAGTCCACAATTTAGTCTGTAGTTTAGCGCCCCTACGTCCCCAGACAGTTAGAAACTTACCATTAGAGTAACCATATCCTTCGGGCTCGTATAAACAAATAACACCCCATACTTTATCGTGCTTACCTTCATTGCACCAAAGGATATGTGCGTATCGCATATTAGTCCTTTTTGCGTGAGGAACCTGTACTAAACAAGATTCCAAACAAGATGTTCAAGCCCCATGCTTGCAACCAAGTAACTTCATTGACACCTGTGATTGCACCGACCAAGCAACCATTCCACAGCATGTAAACTGGCCAACTGAGCAAGAAACTCAAGAATAGCAAGAATGCCAAGCCACCGACAACTGTAATGAACAATTCAAAAACTTTCATAATAACTCCTTAGAAAAAATGATCCATGAAAACTGCGCCGTTTAGGGCACTTGCGAAAACGTTGACCCAACCACCTTTGTTGTTCCCATCGTTGAAAGCATGATATGCTACCCAACCCGAGAAAAACATAAAGGCTAAGTTGATAAAAAAGATATAGTCAATCCAAGTCATATCAAGCCTTTAGTGTGTCAAACAAATGCGCTTTGTCATGGTAGTATTTTACATACTTGGTTTCATCACGCCAGATTGCCAACTTACGTGCAAACTGCTCTGTCCAAGAAAGCATATTATTGCGAAACCAGAAGGGGTTGAGAATTGCTAGCAACACGATTATAACCATTGGAATCATCATAGGTGCAGTCAATGACCAAAACGCCATCTTGTATTTGAACATCGGAGACAATTTCATTTCTAGTTCCTCACTCGTCTTTGTTACTTGACTTTCCTGCTTTGTAGCCAGTGTAGATAAGACTACCTACAATTGCTACAACACCTACTGCCATTAAGAATTCTGCAATTACAATCATAATTAATCCCAAGAGCTTGATGAACTTGAATCGCTAGAACTAGACCAGCTTGAGCTTGAATCGCTTGAGCTAGAACTAGACCAAGAGCTTGAGGAGCTTGAGCTACGTGAGCTAGAATCATCATCCCAGCTTGAGCTACGTGAGGAACTTGTGCTAGGAGTGTCATCCCAAGAACTGTCACGGCTACTGCGACTTGCGGGCACTTCACGAATTACCTCACGTTCGACAACTCGGGTAGTATCGTGACTGTGATGATTCATCATGTCGCCAATTAAGATACCAGTCAACAAGCCATCATTGCTGTTGTTCACCACTGTAGTGTGTGCTGGACCCGAACTTGCGTTACTACGAGCGAGGCGTGCATCCATTTCTGCGCGGTCAGCACGAGCCCTAGCTTCACGCAACTCTGCCGCTTGTAACTCTGCCGCACGTGCCGCTTCTTGTTCTGCCTTAAACTGTTTCACAGACTTCAACTTGTCAGGGTTAGCCGGGTCGAAACGTTCGTGACCATAATTCTTGTGCGCTTTGAGTGCGGCTTCTGCGGCCAATTCGGCTTTGCGTTCTGCATCTTGCTTGGCAAGCATTTCCATGTGTTCACGCTTACGTTGTGCTTCACGTTCTTGGCGCGCCTTTTCTTCACGCAAAAACTCTGCATCACGTTCGGCTTGTTCTTCCTCTTGTTTACGAGCATAAACACTATACATGAAATAACATGCTACAGCAAAGCCAGCGAACATGGCAAACAGTACAAAGTTTCGCAAGGCATGTGATTCCTCTACAGCCTCAATCTTTGCTAC